TACCCCTACCCCTCCCCCTACCCCCACCCCTACCCCTACCCCTACCCCTACCCCTACCCCTACCCCTTCGTCCATTTCGTGCGGGCAAAAAAAAACCCCCCGCCCGAAAGCGAGGGGTTGGAGAGAGAGAGAGGGTGCGCCGTTTTTAGGCGGCTTTTTTGCCCTTGCCCTTTTTGTTGATGAGGATGGGTGCCGGAATTTCCGTGGGTGGTGCCGGTGTGGGTGTGGAAGCGGCCAATGCTGCCGCCTTTTTTGCCCGAATGGTAACCCATGCCTTGAGTGCTGCAGCCCTGTAATCCGGCTTTGCCTTTGGTGCCGGTGTGGGTGCCGGTGCCGGTGTGGGTGCCGGAGTGGTTGGAGTGGTTGGAACCGTTTGAGCCTTTTTGCGATTTGCCATTGTGAAAACGCCTTTGTTGTGATGCCCGTAATTGAGCATGTAAAGAGTATAAAACGGAGCGCTTTGATTGTAAATGCAAATTAGAGTGGAAACGAGAGAAAACGTTAGGGATTTTGACGGTAGAGGCCGGAAATCGTGAGAAACGTTAGGGAATTCGCACTTTTGAAATATATTTTGGCCCGGGAATGGTCGGGGCTCGGAAGGGTGCCGGGCTGGACCCCTACCCCTACCCCTACCCCTACCCCTACCCCTACCCCTACCCCTACCCCTACCCCCCGGGGGGGGCCTTCGATGTTCCAACAGCCCATGCCTCCGGGACGCCGAAGGCGCCTGACGCACGCGCCCGCGAAATTCAAACAGGGGGTATCGGGCCAAATCGAGAACCCGCGCCGCTCGAGCCGGGCGCGGCGCGCGACATGCGTACGTCAGGTTGCACGGGGAATCGGCGCCGGTGCCGTCGGCGTTTACGGCAGATGCCCGAGGGGTTGAGGCATGGTGCACCATACGTGACACAGGGATTCAGACCACGATGAGAGGCCGCAAACCGACCGCCACCGTCCTCAAGATTCTCCAGGGCAACCCGGGCCACCGGAAGGTGAACACGGAGGAACCGAAGCCCGAGCGACTCGACGAGGCGTGTCCGGATGAATTGAAGGACCCCGAGGCCCGCGCCGAATGGGAGCGCACGATCGCGCCGGCGGTGGCGACCGGCCAGGTGACGGCGGCCGATCGAGCGATGGCGATCGCGCATTGTGAGCTCTGGGCCGCGCGGCGGTCCCAGCTCGCGGACGCGAGTCGATTCGCCAATCTCGTCGTCGCGGGGAAACACGGGTATCCGATGCCGAATCCGGCGCTGGCGATGGCGAACCGCACGCTAAAACTCTTGATTCAGGTGGACACCGAACTCGGGCTGACGCCGAGCTCGCGATCGCGCGTGAAGGTGGTGAACCGCGCCCCGACCGGATCGATCGATCGACGGCGCGCGAAGTTCTTCCAGAGCTCAGGCGGGTGAGCATGAACCACACCGAGCTGGACGAACGTCCGCCGCGGGCTCGAGGGCGGCGGCATTGGTGGGGCGGCGGCCGGCCGCCGCACGAGCGCTGGCCCGGCGTCACGATGGACTTTCGCGCCACCTGGTCCACGCTGCGTGATCGTTGGGAAACCCATCGCGGGCGCTACTACTTCGATCCGGAGAAGGCCGACCGGGCGGCGGATTTCTTCCCGTGCTTTTTGCAGCATCACATGGGCGCCTTCATGGGGCTGCCGTTCGAATTGCGGGCGGACCAAGCGTTGCTCATCGTGAAACCGGCGTTCGGCTGGCGCCGCACGAGCGATGGCACGCGGCGCTTCCGGAAGGTCTTCGCGTTCTGCCCGAAGGGGTGGGGCAAATCGCCGTTGGGCGCCGGCCTGGGCATCTATCTCGCACGCTACGACGGCGAATCGGCGGCCGAGGTCTACGCCGTGGCGGCCGACCGCGAGCAGGCACGTATCGTCCACGACAACGCGAAGATCATGGTCGAGAATTCGCCGGACCTGTACGACGGATCGGTGATCCTGAAAAATACGATCGCCTGGCCGGACCTCTATGCGAAGTTGATGGTCATTTCCTCGGATGCCTCGACCAAGCACGGGTATCGTCCGCACGGCATCATCCTCGACGAGCTGCACGCCCAGCGGAACCGCGACCTCTTCGAAGCCCTGCGCAAGTCGATGGCGAAACGCCGGCAACCCATGATGGTGATCATCACGCACGCGGGCACCGACGACGAGGGCATCTGCTTCGAAGAGTACGAACTGGCGAAGCGCGTGCTCACGGGCGCCACCGACATCGAAGAAACGCTGCCGGTGATTTTCGAAATCCAGCCCGAGGAAGATTGGACCGACCCGAAGATCTGGCGCAGCGTGAATCCGGGCCATGGGACGACCGTGCAGCATCGGGCCGTCGTCGAAGAGTGCCGCGAGGCGCGCAGCGAACCTCGCAAACGCAACGACTTCCTGCGCTATCACCTGAACAAATGGACGAACCAAGCGACGGCGTGGATTCCGATCGAATGGTGGGACGCCTGTGCGGGCCCGCTCGACGACGCCGAGCTCGTCACGCTCGAGTGCGGCGCCGGACTCGACTTGGCGCAGAAATGGGACCTCGCGTGTTTCCACGTCGTGTTTCGCCGCTACCTGGCCGAGCCCGTCACCGTCGACGTGAAGACCGAAGAAGACACCGGCGAGATCGTCACGCGCCGGATCGAATTGAATTACGAACTCTTCTGCCGCCCGTACTTCTGGATTCCCCAGAACACGATGCGGCAGCACGAGCACCAGGACGGCGTGCCCTATGCGCTGTGGGTCGAGCAAGGCCTGGTGACGGCGACGGAGGGCGACGTCATCGACTACACCCACATCTACAACGACATCACCACGAAGATCCTGCCGCGCTATCCGCGATTGAAACAGGGGTTGGTCGGCTATGACCCGGCGTTTGCGACCGACCTCGCCACGAAGCTGCGCGACCTCGGGGGGCTGAAGATGCTCGAGGTCCTGCAGAACTACAAGATGATCTCCGAGCCGTCGCAGGTCGTCGAGGCGCTGATCAAAGGGCGACGGGTGCATCACGACGCCCACCGCGTCCTACGGTGGTGTTGGGAAAACGTGTCGGTGAAGACCGACGATGCCGGACGGATTCGGCCCGTGAAACCCCGCAACCAGTCGAAGCGGATCGATGGCGCCGTCGCGATGTTGATCGCGGCGAAGGTGCTCTCGGTGGAACCGCCGCGCGAGCCCGAATATCAGTTGTTGTTTTTGGGAGGCCCAAAATGAGCGACGACAACACCGACCCACCCGCGTTGGTGATCCTGCCGGAACGGCGTCGCGGCGGCCGCCCGCGTGTGAGCGACGAACCCTCGACACCGGTCTCGACGACGTTGCCGGTCAGTGATTATGATCGGCTGCTCCAGCTCGCGAAGACGCGGCGCACGACGCTCGCCGGGGCGCTGCGCGACATGATCATCAACAGGCGCTTAAAGTGAGGAAAGCATGCTGCAACCGGATTGGGACTACACGTTGCGGATCTTCGCGCCCCCGAATCGCGGCGGCGAATTGCTATTGGAAACGACGCATCGAGGCGAAGCTAGCCGCGACATAGAACTGGCCGTGTGCCGTGAGCGCATGAAACGCGGTGAGGTGTCTCACGTCGAAGTCATCGCCCATGTGCCTCCGTACGGCATCACGACCATAACGGAGTAAAGGAGACGCCGATGACGGACACCCTGACCCGACCCGACATCGACTACGCGACGCTCCCCCCGCGCATGCGCACGCTGCCGCTGGATGCGCGCGGTTATCCGGTGCCGTGGTTCGTGGATTGGATCGACGGCGTGCCCGATCATCGCGTCGTGGACCAGCGCAAGTTCAAGCGCGCAGTCGTCGAGCGCCGCTGTTGGACGTGCGGCGAGGTCATGGGGAAATGGCTCATGTTCGTCATCGGGCCGATGTGCGGCATCAACCGGACGACCTCCGAGCCCGCGAGTCACCGCGACTGCGCGATCTGGGCGGTGCGCAATTGTCCGTTCCTGTCTCGGCCGCACATGGTCCGCCGCGACGGCAACCTCCCGCCGGATGCCGAGGAGCCCGGCGGCCAGCCCCTCCTGCGCAATCCCGGCGTCGTGATGCTCTGGACCACGGCGACCTTTCGCATCTTCCGCGACGCGCAGCAGAAGCCGCTCATTCAGATCGGCGATCCGCACGAGGTGGCCTGGTATCGAGAAGGGCGCGCGGCGACCCGCGCGGAAGTCGAGGCCTCGGTCGAGAGCGGACTCCCGCTGTTGCGCGCCACGCTCGATCGAGAAACGGCGAGCGAGCGCCCCCGCGCGGAGCGGGAGCTCGAGCGCCGGCGGCTCATGCTGCAGATGCTCTATCCGACGTAGATGCGCGAGACTACGTTGAAACCGTGGGGCAGCGTCGCCGTCATCAAGTCTATTGAGACTCGTCCACAGTACTGGTCCGTCACCCTGACATGCGGGCATCAGCAGGAGTGTCATTCCGTGCGCGCCGGCGGGCCGCGTTATGTGAGACGGTGCGTCGTCTGCGAGAAAAACCGACGAGATGAACGATGACCACGCCACGCGACGTCCTCGTCGTGGTCTGCGCGCCGCTCACCGATCCGCCGTACTACGCGGATAACGTCATCGCGGCGTGTGCGACCTGCGCGCGCCCGGTGCAGCATCGGCCGGATGTGCCCGCCCCGAATGTCCTCATGTGCTTGGACTGCGCGCGGCCGTCACTCGCGAATCCGGAAACCGAAATCATCGTGACGGCCAAAACGGTCCGAGAAATCGCCGCGTACCTGCGGCGCAATTAGGGGAATTACCTAGCTAGGTATACCTAGCTAGGTAGACGTGGACAGGATTCAACCCACCGACCACATGGCGGGCTGCCGTTCGGGTTACTTGGGCCATAAGCAAAGGCGTAGACCCCCGCGAAGACAACACTAAACATCGCGGGTGAATGCCGAGCCTTAGTCGGTCTTGTACCTACAACCCGTTCACCGTGTAGCAGTCAGTGGGCTGAATGCTATCCACGTTCATTCTTCATCCGCGCGGCCCATAGGACCGCTGGCAATCCGCGCAGCCCAGGCGCCCACAGTCCGGACTATCGGTGCACACGCGGTCCTCGCGCTTATGAGCGAGCCACTCGTCGTAGCCGAGGCGCGTGTCGCCGTTCGCGACTTCGTAGCGCCAATCGACCATCGTGTCCGGGACCGTGACATCCTCGACCCGCACGTCGGGCTGACCGCTGTGGTACTCATATTCCTCGACGTCCTCTTCGTCCATGTATTGCTCGAGCGCGGTCGCCTCGTCCGGCGCGTCAATAATCCAGACGCGGGTATGCAGCTCCGTGCGCTCGATTCTGAACCTAGCCATTCTCATCCTCCACCTCTTCGACGTCGCCATCGAACTCCGCGTCGATCCCCTCAATCTCCGACAGGTCCGCCGCGATGCCGTGCGCTTCGTTGATCGCCTCGGCGACCGTGTTCACGCTATCGATCGTGATCTGCAGATCGAACACGAACTTCATGGCGCGACCTCCTTCCGCGAGCTCGGGGCTGGCGCGCAATAGAGGTCGACAAACTTCTGCTCGGGTATGGCATCACCGCTCGCGGCGGTGCCGATGCCCAAGCCTGGCGGTGGCCGCCAGTCGTCCACGGCGACAAATACACTGCGGTCCGGCGTGACGACGAACGGAACGAAGCCGGTATCACGGCCGTAAATGTTCTTCGCGTTGACCTCGCCGCACATCGCCACGCGCGGCCTCTGGGTCCGCCAGCCGATTGGGGTGTTGAACTGGGTCCAGCGATCAAACTCCTGACGGAGCGAGACGTGGCGCAAGCGCGCCGACGCGCCGTCCTTCAGGTGGTCGCGTAACACGCGTTCGTACGCGCACCGAGTGTCGTTCCTGCACTGGTCCTCTGTCGTCGTCTGCACGCGGCCACAGCCGGCCAGCGCGAGGACGAGCAGCATCAAGAAGCACGCCGCCCGGGGCCTCATGCGACCCCCTTCTTCGCGGGCGCGTCTACGTGGATGCCGTGCGCGCCGAGCACGGTCAGCAACGCGTCGCGCGAGGCCTTCGCCAGTGTCTCGTCGCCCAGGACCTTGACGGTGACCGGCCCGCCGGGTAGGCCGTCGAAGGTGATGCAACGCGCCCACTGTGGGCGCGCGGTGAACGGGGTTGCCGTGGGTTCCTGTTTCTTGTTCATAAGCTCTCCACTTTTTGAAAAAGAACGGGCGCGAACCTCGCGCCCGTCCCGGTGTTAGTGCGCGACCAGCGTGCCGTCGGCCATGATGCGAAACCCGCTGCCGCCGGGCGCCCGGTACGAGAACGCCGTGCCGCTGATGTGCCGCTGCGAGGTGTGAAATTCCAAATGCGGTAGACCGGCGCGCACAATCAGGGCGGCCATGAGCGCCAGCACCGTGTCCGGCAACGCGTCCCAGAGGCCGTTCTCGGGCGCCTCGAGATAGCCCACGTCGTCATAGTGGTTGAATTCGAAGCCGTGCCATGCGGGGTCCGCAATCCCGCGTGGCGAGAGCCCCACGGACTCCAGTGCCGTCCGGATGGCCTCAGCTTCGGCCGTCGTGCAGCGCAGGCCTTGTTCCGGTAGAACGATGTTGAAGTGGTTCGTCATTTCGCCTCCTCGTTGATTCCCCCGGGTATCGGGTGGGAATATGTGATGTAAGAAGTATGAATTAGAGCGGTCTAATTGTCACCTGAAATAAACACGGGACCCGTCTCGAGACGTATCGAGCCGTATCGAGCCGTCTCACCGGTTGGAGGGGTTTTCATGTGAAAACTCGGCGGGCGCCTGGCGCCGGGGTCACACTGCGGGCGCCCCATGTCCGACGACGAACGCCGCATCTATAGCCTGCTGACGATCAAGGCCCTCGACGAGAGCGGCGAGCAGCGCCTCATCACCGGCATCGCGACGAACGCTGAAACCGACCGCGCCGGCGACATCGTCGATCCGGCCGGCGCCGAATTCAAATTGCCGATTCCGCTGCTCTGGCAGCACGACGCGAAGCAACCCATCGGCGAAGTCTTCGCCGCGAAACATACGAAAGCCGGGATCGAAATCCAGGCGCGCCTCTCGCGCTTCGACGAGCCAGGCCGCCTGAAGGATCGCCTCGACGAAGCGTGGCACACCATCAAAACGGGTCTCGTGCGCGGCCTGTCGATTGGCTTCCGTGGCCTGAAGGTCGAGCTGATCACCGACGACGATGACAACATCACCGGCTTCCGCTTCGTGAAGTGGATGTGGATCGAACTCAGCGCCGTCACCATTCCCGCGAACACCGCCGCCGCCATCCTCTCAACGAAAGCGCTCCGCGCATTCGACACGGACCTCGCCGCGCTTGGCACTGAGGCACCGGTCGCTGAATCCACCACGTCCGGCGTTTCGGACACTGTGCGCGGCGTGAAGATCACGCCGCGGCAGGGACGGCCCATGAAGAAGACCTACACCGAACAAATCAAGGACCTCGAGGCGACCCGCGCGGCGAAGGCGGCCCGGCTGGACGAGATTCAAACCAAAGCGACCGAGGACGGCCGCACCAAGGACGACGCCGAGAAGACCGAATTCGACGAACTCCGCGGCGAGATCACCAAGATCGACGCCGAGCTGGTCGACATGCGCGAACTCGAAAAGCTGAACGTGACGAAGGCGCTGCCCGTGTCCGGCAAAGCGCCCGACGACGCCGCGGCGTCGCGCGGCGGCACCGGCATCGTGACCGTTCGCGACAATGCGCTGCCCGGCATCGGCTTCGCCCGCGCGATCATGTGCAAGATGCAGGCGTTCAAACAATTTCGGAACGCGGCCGAGATCGCGGCCGAGCGCTATCCGCATGATGCGCGCGTCCAGCAATACCTGAAAGCCGCCGTCGCCGCCTCGAATACGGCCGACGCGACCTACATGGGCGCGCTGGTCGACCCGGCGAATCTCGCCTCGGAATTCATCGAGTGGCTCCGGCCGCGCACGATCATCGGCAACATTCCGGGCCTGACGATGGTGCCCTTCAACGTGCGCGTGCTCGGCCAGACGAGCGGCGGTGCGGGGTACTGGGTGGGCCAGGGCCAAGCCAAGCCGCTTACGCGGTTCGGCGTCGCGCCGACGACGTTGGGCTGGGCGAAGGTGGCGGCGATTTCCGTGCTCACCGAGGAGCTCGCCCGCTTCTCGAGTCCGAGCGCCGAGCGGCTCGTGCGCGACCAATTGGCGGCGGCGCTCATCGAGCGGATCGATATCGACTTCATCGACCCGGCCAAAGCCGCCGTGGCGGGCGTCTCGCCCGCGTCGATCACGAACGGCATCGCGGCCATTCCCGCGACCGCCGATCCGTTGGCCGATCTGGGCGCGCTCGTCGAGTCGTTCCTGGCGTCGAATCAGAGCATCGAGAGCGCGGTCTGGATCATGCCGTCGACGGTGGCGATGCGCCTCTCGCTCATCAAGAACCCCACCAGCGGCCAGCGTGAATTCCCCGACATCAGCATGACGGGTGGCACCTTGCTCGGCATTCCCGTCGTCCCCTCGCAGTACGCGGCGACCCTCGGCACGCCGGCGGGTGTGCCGCCGGCGGGTACCGCCATCATCATTCTCGCGAACGCGAAGGAGATCTTCTTGGCCGACGACGGCCAGGTCTCCGTTGACGTGAGCCGGGAAGCGTCGTTGCAGATGGACGACGCGCCGACCGTCGCGAGCGCGCCGGCGCCCGTGCCGCTCGCGCTCGTGTCGATGTTCCAGACCAACAGCATCGCGCTGCGGGCGGAACGGTTCATCAATTGGGCCCGCATGCGGCCGCAGGCCGTCGCGTGGCTCGACTCGGTGGCCTACGTCGCGGCGTCCACCCTGGCCAACAACCCGGCGCCGGATTCGCGTCCGCGCGGCGGTCGCCCGTCGACGTCACCATCGGCGTAAACCCCTGGCAGCGACCCGGACACGGGGTTCGGGTCGCTGCCCTCAACCAGTGACTGTCATTGCCACGAAAGCCTTCACGTTCCACGGCCTCCCGGTCGCGAAGGGTGACGTCTTGATCGTGAGTCCCTTCGACGCCGCGACGCTCGTGCAGACCGGCTGCGCCGTGATCGATCCCACGCAGTATTCGCGCCGCGATCTCCGGGCCGACCCATGAAGCTCCTCGGCTTCGAAATCAAGCGGGCGCCGATGATGGCGCTCGAATCAGTCTCCAGTCGCGGCGGCATGAGCGGCGGCTGGTGGCCGGTGGTCCGCGAACCGGCCCCGGGCGCGTGGCAGCGCAATCAGGAAATCAGCGTGTCGGATGCGCTGACCTATTCGACGGTCTGGGCGTGCGTGACGCTCATCAGCTCGGACATTTCGAAATTGTGGCTGCGCCTGCTCGAGAAGAAAAACGGGATCTGGACCGAAGTCGAGAACGACTCGCCGTTCAAACCGGTCCTGCGGAAACCGAATCGCTATCAGACCCGCCTGAAATTCGTCGAGTGTTGGATTCTCTCGAAACTGATTCGCGGCAACACCTACGTGCTGAAGCAACGCGATGCGCGCGGGATCGTGACGGCGCTGTATCTCCTTGATCCGAGCCGCGTCGAACCGCTCGTCGCGCCCGACGGCAGCATCTTCTACAAACTCAGTAAGGACAATTTGACGGGCGTCCAGGACGGGACGTTGACTGTCCCGGCGAGCGAGATCATCCATGACCTCATGGTGCCGCTCTATCACCCGCTGGTCGGCGTCTCCCCGATTCACGCGTGCGGCATGGCGGCGATGCAGGGGCTCAAGATTCAGGACAACTCCGAACAGTTCTTCGCCAACCGCTCGCAGCCGGGCGGCGTCCTGACCGCCCCCGGCATCATCAGCAAAGACACCGCCAAACGCGTGCAGGACGATTGGGAGGCGGGCTACACCGGGATGAACGCCGGCCGCGTCGCGGTGCTCGGCGACGGGTTGCACTACGAACCGATGACGACCTCCCCGCACGATGCGCAGCTGATCGAGCAATTGAAATGGACCGGGGAGAATATCTGTTCCTGCTATCACGTCCCGCCGTGGAAGATCGGCCTCGCGCCGATGCCGCCCTATGGCAACGTGCAGGCGGCGAACATCGAGTACTACGGGCAAGCGCTGCAACAGTTGATCGAAAGCTTTGAGATCTGTCTCGACGAAGGCCTGGAATTGCCGCTCACCAAGGAGCGCGAATTGGGCGTCGAACTCGATCTCGACGCGTTGCTGCGCATGGACTCGCTCACGCAGATGGATCTCGCGACCAAGGGCGTGCTCGGGGCGATCTTCACGCCGAACGAAGGCCGCGAATTGTTCAGCAAGCCGGCGGTCGACGGCGGCGATACCTGTTTCCTCCAACAACAGAATTTCTCCCTTGAAGCCCTGAACAAGCGCGACGCCAAAGCGGACCCGTTCGCGACTGGTGGCCGTCGCGCGTCGGACGCGAGCGCGAAACCGGCGCCGCCGGCGGCCGACGCCGAGGTCGAATTAACGGACGACGAGATGGCCGCAGAACTCACCGCCTTTTTCAGCGAGATGACAGCATGACGCGCACCGAGTTGCATCGCTTGCTCGGCGGTCTCGCGCCCATCGTGAAGGACTTTGTGGCCACGCGCGTCGACGAGCTGCGGCGCGAGCTGCGCGCGGATGTCGCGCACCTGACGGATCGCGTCGAGGTCGTCAAAGCGATCACGGGCCGCGACGGTGCCCCCGGACTGGACGGCGCGCCTGGTCCGCCGGGTCCGGCCGGCGATCGCGGCGCGGAGGGTCTCAAGGGCCTCGATGGGCTGCCGGGGCCGCCGGGCCCGGTCGGGCCGGCCGGGCCCGCGGGTGAACGCGGCGCGGACGGCACGCCAGGCGCCGATGGCAGGGACGGCAACGACGGCGCGCCGGGCGAGCTGGGGCCGCGCGGAGAGGTCGGGCCGCCTGGTGAACGCGGCGCGGACGGCGCGCCTGGTGAACGGGGCGCGGACGGCGCGCCGGGCGAGCTGGGCGCGGCGGGGCCGCGCGGAGAGATCGGGCCGCCTGGTGAACGCGGCGAGAAAGGTCTCGACGGGCCGGCCGGCATCCCCGGCCGTGATGGCCTCCCCGGTGTGCCGGGACCCGTCGGCGATAAAGGCCTCGATGGTAAAGACGGCGCCCAGGGTGCGCCGGGCCGCGACGGGCGCGACGGGACGCTCGAGCAGCTCAAGTGCGTGTACGACGGCGAGCGCACCGTGACCTTGTGCTTCAAAGACGGCACGCCCCTCGAGGGCGGCGTGATCTACTTCGCGGGCCTGCTCCTCGATCGCGGCGTGTACCGGCAGCTCCGCGCGTACGAAAAGGGCGACGTGGTGAGTTACGGCGGGCACATGTGGATTTGTCAGGACCCGACCAGTGCCGTGCCCGGGCGCCCGGGCGAAGCCGCGCGCGCATGGCGCCTCGCGGTGAAAGGCGGCAAAGACGGCAGGAACGGCGCGGACGGCGCGCCGGGTCGCGACGGCAAAGACGGGAAGGCCGGCCCGTGGGGAGCGCCCGCATGATCGCGGCGGAACTCTACACCGACGTCGAGTTGATCACGCCGCCGCTCATCGAGCCGATCGACGTGGACCAATTCAAAAAGCACATCAAGTTCACGCCGTCGAGCGAGGACTCGCTGATCGATACCTACATCGCGATGGCGCGGGCGCAGTTCGAAGAGTACACCGGGCGCCAGTTGATCACGGCGACCTGGGAGTACCAGTTGGAAGGCTTCCCCGCCGGCGTCTTCGATCTGCCCAAGCCGCCGCTGATCAAGGTCGTGAGTGTTACCTATGGGGCCGATGATGTCGTGCTCGTCGAGGGCACCGACTATCGCGTGACCACGCCGAAAGGCCCCTACGCACGCCGGGGCTACCTGCAACCGATCAGCGGCGCGTGGCCGAGCGCGACCACGGATCGCGCGGCCGTCCGCATTCGGTTTGAGGCGGGCTACGGTCCGGCGCCCGGGTACGTGCCGGAACTCGCGCGCGGCTGTTTGTTCTTTCTCGCGGCGCACTTCCATCAGTACCGCACGGAGATCGTGGTCGACCCGATCCGCGTCGGCACGCTGATCCCGTTGCCCATCGGCGCCGAATCGATCATGCGCGCGTTCAAGAACTCCGCGCTGTCGTCCTATCCGCATCCGCGACGGGTGACGGCATGACGCTCGTCTCCCACGGGATGAATCCCGGCTATCGCGATGACGAAATCGAGCTGCAGACCGCGGTGAAGAGCCAGGACCCGGATACGGGCGAGGAACTGATCACGTGGGTGCCCACGCTGACGCTCTTCGCGGAGTGGCTGCCGGGGATCTCGCGTGAAGGCTTCGCCGCGCAGGACCGGCTGCAGACGCGGGTCGATGGCGTGTTTCGCGTCGAGTACATCGACCGGCCCCAGCCCGATGCGCAGCGCATTCTCTACGAGGGCTTGCTCTACGACATCAAGCCGCCGGAAGAAATTGGCCGGCGCGACGGCTGGCTGATTCCGGTCGTCACGCGGGAAACGAAGCCGTGAGGTGGTGAGGCGTGGACGTCTTCTCGATGGTGCGCGGGTTCATCCTGGCCGATCCAGCGCTGAAGGCGGCCTTGGGGACGCGCGTGTATCCGCTGAAGTTGCCGCAATCGGTGACCTATCCGGCGATGACGCTGATGCGCGTCTCGACGACGACGTCTCCCCCGTTGCGCGGCGGGCGGGCGAGCCTGGCGCGGCCTCGGTATCAGGCCGACATCTGGACCTACGAAGGCGGCGACAACGCGTTCGAGACGTGCCAACAAATCGGCGACTTGTTGCGAGCCCGGCTCGAGGGCGCGACGGTGCAGTTGCTCGACACGAGCGTCACGCCGGCCGCATGGCGGTACTTCGCCTTCGAGCTGGCGGACGACCAGGACATCTACGAGCAGCCAGGCGAGGGCGGCGGCGGCGGCGGCGGCGGCAGCGGCGGGTACTTTCGATATTCGGCGGACTTCCTCATCTCGCATCAAACGGGACAGGGACCGTCGACCTAATCACCACGGCGACAGGTAAAGGAGCGGAACCATGAAGCGATGGATTGTAGGCGGGGGACTATGGCTGCGGATCAGCCGGTGGTGGTACGGGGTCGGTCCCGCGTGGCCGTTCGTCTACCGCGTGCCGTGCATCGCCGGCGGGAGCGACGGACTGCCCGCACAGGGATCGTATCTGCTGATGGCGGACGAGGCGGGGCCCACTCCGTCGGGGTTCACCGAAATTGCGGAGGTGACCAACATCAGCGGCGGCGGCGGCACGACCGAGCGGATCGACTTCACGCATCTCCGCAGCCCGAATCGGCGGCGCGAGTACAAGCCGAGCTTCATCGACTCGGGCATTCTCTCGTTCACGATTCAGTACATTCCCGACAACGCCTCGCATATTCAACTGTTGGCGTATCTGGATTCGCAGGAAGAATTCGCCCTGCGCGAAGTGTTCCCCGACGGCAACGGGTGGGATTACTTCGGCTACATCGCGAGCGCCGAGAAAACCGGGCAAGACGTCGGCGGCAAACTGCAGTTGAACGTGACCTATCAGATCACGGGCGACATCGAATTCGAAGGCACGGGCGGACTGCCCGCGACCGGCGCGACGGCGGGCACGCCGGGCACCTTCACGCCGTCCGGCTCGGCAACGCCGGCGAATCTCGCGGCCATGACGGGCATCGTGGCCTCGCCCGCGACAGCGTGGACCACGGGGCAGCATGTCGTGCTGCTCGACACGACGCAGGCGCACTGGACCGGCTCGGCGTGGGCGGCGGGGGCGGCGGCGTAAAGAGGCCGCCCATGTTCGAACTCAGAATCTCGGGCTTCGTGGAGCTCGAGCGGGCGCTGCGCCAGCTCCCCCACGAGCTCGCGGGCAAGGTGCTCGCCGAGGGCCTGACGACCGCCGCGACTCCGATGGAGCGGGCCGCGGAACAGAAAGCGCCGCGATCGGATCACCCCGGTCGGGGCGGGCATATGGCGGACACCATCGATCTGCGGGTCGCGTCCGCGTCGGACCAGGAGATCGCGTTGGCGCTCGGGCCGGATGACCAGCACTTCTACGGCCGGTACGTCGAATTCGGGACGCGATTCGCCGCGGCGCAGCCGTTCATGCGTCCGGCCTTCGACGAAGAGGCCCGGAAGACGATCGACCGCCTGGGCCCGCTCTTGTGGCAAGCGATCGAACGGGCGGCCCGGCGACTGCACCAACCAGGAACAGGAGGCAGATAACTTGTGACCGAAGGCACCAATACCAATCCCTTGCGCGGCGAGGTCGCCCTCAAAGGGGAGAGCGGCAAGACGTACACGATTCGGCTCGGCACCAATGCGCTCGCCCGCATGCAGAAAGCGTTCGACGAACCGACGATTAAAAGTTTGCTGAATCGCCTCGGCACGCAACTCAAGGGCGGCGATTTCAGTTTGGTCGACCTGATCCTGATGGTGCAGGCAGCGGTCGTGGGCGACATCAGCGAAGACGCCGCGGGGGATCTGATCGACGACTGCGGCCTGCAGCCGACGCTCCAAGCCTTCACGACCAGCTTGACCGCCTCGCTCGGGCAGAACAGCAACGGCAATCAAAACCCTCGGAAGGGGTCGGCGAAAAAGAAACGACCGAGCTCGGCCGACTCCTAATCGACGCCTCGGATCTCGGAATTTCGCCGGACCAATTCTGGGGCGCCCGATCGCTGCACGAAATGTCGGTGCTGTTCCGCAGTGCCAGCAAACAGCGCGCGTGGCTGACCGAGCTGCTCTACGAGGTCGCCCTCTTCACGGCGTGGCACGGCGCGGCGTTCACGCAAGCCGTGGAGGTCGGCAAGTTGCATGACTTCGCGTATTACCGCGCCCAGCTCAACAAACGCGTGGCCGCGCCCGCGCCGGCGCCGACGTGGCAGCAACAGAAGGCCGCACGGAAACGACAAATGGATCTGCTCGAAAAACATCGCCGCCGCCGCCAGGCGCCCGTGAAACCCAGGCGATAAATGGCCACCGCTGTCATTGGATCACTGCGTGCGGATCTCGTCGCCTCGATTGCCCAATTTTCGCGCGACATGGGCAAGGCGGCGAATGTCGTCAAGGGGATCGCCAACGACTTCGTCAAAGCCAGTAAGGACTTCAAACGAACTGGCCAGGAGATGCAGAGCGTCGGGCTGACGCTGACGAAGACCATCACGGTCCCGATCGTCGGCCTCGGCCTCGCGTCCGCCAAAGCCGCGATTCAATTCCAATCGGCCTTCGCGAACGTCGCCAAGACCGTCGACGGCGTCGCCGATAACACGGGCACCCTCACCGCCGCCGGCAAGCAACTCGCGCAGGTCTTTCGGGACATGGCGAAGACCATCCCGGCGACGACCGACGAGCTCACCAAGATTGGCGCGCTCGGCGGCGCGATGGGCGTCCCCATCGATCAACTCGAAACCTTCACGAAGCACGTCATCGCCCTCGGCGTGGCCGTTGATGATTTGAGTACGGAGGAAGCGGCGGCGGGCCTCGCCGCGATCGGCAACGCCACCGGCACCGGCACGACCCAGATTGCGCAGATGGCCTCGGCGCTCGTGCACCTGGGCAACAACAGCAACGCGACCGAAGGGCAGATCCTCGAATTCACCAAACGCGTGATCGGCGCCGGAAACGCGGCCGGCCTGACGGTGCCCGACGTGATGGCGATCAGCACCGCGATGGCCAACGTCGGCATCAACGCCGAGGCCGGCGGCTCGGCGATGAGCATCGTCATCAACAAGTTGTCGAAGGCCGCCTCCGTGGGCGGCTCCGCGCTCGAGGAATTTGCGCGTGTGGCGGACATGTCGGGGGAGAAGTTCGCCGCGACCTTCAAAACCAAGCCGATTGAGGCGATCGAGGCCTTCATCCGCGGGCTGGCCACCATGAAGGCGCGGGGCGTCGATCTGAACCTGACGATGGGCGAGATCGGCACCGAAGGCCTGCGTGTGTCCGACACATTGAAGCGGCTGGCGGGCAGCCAGAAGAATCTGTCGGATTCGATCAAGCTCGCGAACGACGGCTTCTCTGCCCAGGATAAACATCTCATCGAAGCGGAAAAAAAGTACGCGACCACCGCCAAACAACTCGTCGTCTTGTGGAATCGGATCAAAGACGTCGGGATCACGCTCGGCGATGCGCTGCGGCCGGCGATCGAGACCACCATCAAATGGATCGAACGGTTACTCCCGCTCGTGGATGCCGTCGCGAAAGCGTTCGCGGGGCTGCCGGGCGAAATCCAGGTCGCCGTCCTCGGCCTCGCAGGCTTCTTCGCGCTCATCGGCCCGGGGCTGTATCTCGCCGGCCAACTCGTCGAGAGCATCGGCATTCTCGCCGGCGCGTTCGGGAAGGGCGGCATCGCGGCGGGGGCGATGCGGGGCGCCGTCAATCTGCTGAAGGGCGCGTTCATCGCGCTCCGGGACGTGCAGATCGGCTCGGGCGTCCTGGGGACCCTCACCGGCGGGATCGGTGCCGGGGCCGCCACGACGGCGGGCGGGCTGGCCACCTGGCTCACGGGCATCGGGGGGATGTACCTCGTCGCGGGCGCCCTCGCCGACGACTTCAAAGCCAAATTAGAGGCGCAGGCCGCCGCGGCGAAGGCCGCCGGCCATCCGCTCAAAGCGCTCAACGACAAGTTGATCACGACCGCCGAGGCGATGGAGCACTCGGCGAATTTCGGCGCGACGTTGGCCGACGGCATCGAGGCCACCGGGATCAGCATCGGCGACACCGCCAAGAAATTCGGCGCCGCCGTGCCGGTCATGCAGTCGTTCGCCGAGCAGCTCGCCGACGCCCAGGCCGAGCTCGATCGCTTCGCCAAGGATCAGCCGAAGGAGTTTGCCGACTTCGTCATCGCGGTCAAGTCCGGCCACATCTCCGTCGAGGAACTCACGAAGCGTTTCAAGCTGAGCGAGCTCGCGATCGATCTGTTCAACGATCAACTCGACCGGAACAAAACCGCGCTGAAGGATGCCGCCGAGGCGGCGGAGGCCGAAAAGAAAGCCCTCGAAGATGTCCGCGAGGAATTTTTCAAGATCGCGGATGCCATCCAGAAATTGGAAGACGCCGCGCAGGCGGCCGAGCTCGCCGCGCAGTGGGAGGAGGCGGTCAGCCAACTCCGCGTCATTAACGACGACGTCGATGAGCTCGTCGAACGGTCGCACTTAATCGATGACGCGCTCTCGGATATCTATGGTCTGTCGGGGCAGATCGGCGCCATCTTCACGAAGCAATTGGACGAAGCGATCACGCTCACGCAAGAGCTCGGGCAGAACCTGAAGAAAGTATTCGAAGGCGTGCCGCAATTGCTCGTCAAGGCCTTCACGGGCGGCGGCGGATTCCTGGGCGCCATGAAAGCCGTCGGCGTGCAGATCGCCGACGCGATTCTCGATCCGCTCCTCGTGCGCTTCACCGAGGTCCTGGCTGATTTCGGGAAACGCCTCGGCGCCATGATCGCGTCGAAAACGGCTGCGAACCTCGTGGCGGGCGGCGCCTCGAGTTATGCCACGGCAGCCATCGCGGGGACGGCGGCCGCGAGCACCGCCGCGGCGACAGGCGGGACCGCAGCGGCGGCCACAGCGGGGACGGGCGCCGCAGTCGGCGGCCTGTCGGCCGCACAGGCCGTCCCGATCATCGGCGCCGTCGCGCTCGGCGTGTACGGCGTCTACCGGGGCCTCAAGGCGCTGAAGGAACAAGCTGCGCACAAGGAAGTGAACCGCCTTCGGGAAGTGTTCTTCGCGCTGGAGGGCGGCCTCGAGCGCATCAACCCGATCGTCCAGGAGATGACCGGCAACGTCGACGCCGTGCAAGCGGTGTTCGATGCGCGCAATCCCAAGCAGTACGAAGCCGCCCTGGCGGACCTCACCGGCGTGCTCGACGCGTACAACGCGAAATGGGCCGAACAGCAGCAGCTGTTCAACGACCTCTCGGCCGACGTCGAGACGGTCACCGGCAAACTGGAGGGCATTCTCGTCGTCACGCCCGAGGTGCAGGCGGCGCTCGATAACGTCTTCGACGAAAGCACCACCGAGGGCTATCTCGACGCGATCAAGACGCTCAACGGCGAACTCGACAAGCAGCAGAAACATTACGAGGACGTCCAGAGCGCGCTCGACCAGTACAGCATCAGCTTCAAGGATGCCGGGAAGGAATTCCAACAGAACAAGATCAATGAACGGGCGAAGAAGCTCGTCGCCGACTTCATCTTGCTGCGCAACTCGGGCGTGGAAATCAACGCCCAGATGCGCGGCATGGGCAAGAGCATCAACGACTTCGTGCAGGACGCCGCGGTCGCCGGCGTCGAAGTGCCCGAGGCGATGCGCGCGATCATTCAGACCGCCATCGACGCGGGCGAAATCTTCGATGCGGACGGGAAGAAGATCACCGACATCACCAAACTCGGGCTGACGTTCGGCTCGACGATGGAGACGACGATGAAGACCGTCGGCACCGCCGTCGATAAGCTCGGCTCGGTCTTGGAGCGCCTGGCGAAAATTTTGGAAGACCGCTTTCCCGCCGCCGCCCGGGAAGGCGTGGAGGGCATCAACGACGAACTTAAAAAGATTGACGTGCCCGTCATCGTGCCGCGGGTGGAAATGCCGGAGTTTTCAGATACGCCCCCGCCGCCGCCGACCGACTTTCCGGCGGCAGCGACCGGCGGATGGGTACACGCCTGGGGGATTCAACGACTCGCGGCGGGGGGCTTCGCGCGCGGCACCGATACGGTGCCCGCGATGCTCACGCCGGGCGAGCTCGTGCTCAATCGCGATCAGCAGCGCGCGTTGTTCGCCGCCAAGACGCCGGTCGCCGTGCAGCTCACCGTCAACATCGATGGCGTGTTCAGCGAGGGCGACCTCGTGCAGACCGTCCAGCGCCAAGTCGTGCCGATTGTGGCGCAGACGATTGAAGACAACGTGGCGGGCGCGCGCACCCGCTTCCAGGATGTGCTCGGAGTCACCTAATGCCGGACCCCGCCTTTAATACGATCTATACGCTCTACACTGACGAGGTCGCACGTCTCGCGAGCATCATCATTGAAAACGACACGACGCCGTCGCTCTCGGGCGGGGCCGACTATGGTCCGCTCGCGCTCGTCGATGACAACCCGGCGAAGGTCGCGAAGATCAACGAGACATCGAGTGGTGCGCCGGCGGTCGGACTCGTGACCAACGGGTGGGTGTTTGCCTATCCGGCGAAACAGCCGATCGAACTCGCGGCGCTGATTCACACGACCGCGACCGGCGTCGTCCTGCTCGAAGGCAACCATACGCCTGACTTCACCGCGCCCGCCTTCTCGGCGGCGTTCGCGCTGCCGCCCGTGCTCGGCACCGGCGACGGGCGGTGGCCGCAGAATCCGTACATGGTGCTCAGCGACAAGCCCGGCTATGACCCGGCGGGGTTTGAATATTGGCGACTCGAATTCATCGACCAACCCCAGAACATCGTCGTCGGTGAAGTCCGCTTTCATCCGGCGTACTACCAATTCGATCCAGATCTGCGGTGGGGCCTGAGCGTGCGGTCCGACAAGCCGCAGCTCGAGAGCCGCACCGGGTTCGGCGTGTCGACGATCTACGCCCGGGGCACGACGCTCTGGACGCAGGAGGCCGACATTCTGCTCACCGACGAGATGCGGGCCGCGCTCGAAACGCACTGGTATGACGTCGAAGGCCGCTTGCGCCCCTGGGTCATCGTGCCGTCGGGACCGATTCGCGCCGACCGCGCGTATCTCGTGCGCTACGCGATCACGGAGGAAGCGGTGCGATGGGATCGGCCGGAGATCACGGCGCAACGCCTACAGTTTCAAGAGGTCGGCCGAGGCCTGCGCCCGGGTGTGTAAAGGAGAACCGGTGAATGGCGCTCTTATTCGTCGATAGCTTCGACCACTATGCGTCGGTCGACGTGACGGAGAAGTGGACGAGCGGCAGCGGCAATATCGGCGCGGGCGGCCGCCGCAGCTCGAATGCGATGTTGAGCATCACTGGGCCGCTGCGGAAAATTCTCTCCGCGAGCGGGGCGACTGGGATCATCGGCTTCGCCTACTACCCCACCAGTTTCGCGATTGAGCAGGACGTCGTCCGGTTCATGGACGGCGCGACCTCGCATTGCAAGGTCGTCCAGAAGACCGACGGCACGCTCGCGATCCAGAAGATAGGCGGCGCGGTGCTCGCCACGACGACGTTCGCCGTGGTGCTGAACGCGTTCTACTACCTTGAATTTCGGATCGTGGTGCATGCGTCGACCGGTGCAGTCGAACTGCGCATCGACGGCACGTCGCGCGCGTCGGCGTCGGGCGTCAACACCCAGGGCGGCGCGACGGCGACGTGGAACCAAATCGGCGTCGACAGTTCGGGCGCGCGGTTCGATGACATCTATGTGCTCGACGGTTCGGGCGCCGCGCCGTGGAACACGTTCATCGGCGACTGCCGCGTGGATGTGTGTCGCCCCACGGGTCCGGGCGCGAGTGCGCAGTGGACCCCGTCGGCCGGCGCGAACTGGCAATGTGTCGACGAAACGCCGCCGAACGATGACACCGACTACACGAGCACCCCGACGGTCGGGCACGTCGATACGTTCGCCGTGCAGGATGCGCCCTCGTCGGGCGAGATCCTGGGCGTCCAGGTCGTGCTCGGCATGCGGAAGACGGATGCGGGCGCGTGCAGCGTCGCGCCCGTCGTGCGCCATGCGGGCGTGGATCAGGTCGGTCCGAATCTCAGTCCCGCGACGGCCTACGCGTTCTCGTCCCATATCTATCCGACGAACCCCGGCACCAGTGTCCAGTTCACGGTGGCCGATTTCAATGCCGCTGAGTTCGGCTACAAGCGGACCGTGTGACTGACGCACGCGTCTCGACGTGGGTGGCAGAGCTCGTCAGCCTGGCGGAAGTGCCGGGGCCGCGCCTCACGCAGCTCGTCCTCGAGGTGCTGGCCCTGCCGCCGGTGCCCGACCCTACGGCGACTATCGAAACGCTCCCCGCCACTGAGCTGTACTCGACGCAGGTCACGTTACTCGGGCGCATCAATCCGCAGGGTCAGCCGACGACCGGGCACTTCCGCTGGGGCACGAGTCCGGGGGCGCTCGTGGGGATCACCGCGCCGGTCGATATGGGCGCGGGGACGACGGACCTCGACTTCGCCACCGTCATCACCGGCCTCCTCGGCGCCTCGACGTATTACGTCCAAGCGGTCGCCACCCAGCTCGGCGGGGACGTGTTTGGGGCCGTGCTCCCCTTCACGACGGCGGGCCCGCAAGAATTTTTCGACGGCGATGTCGCGCACCCGTTGACGTGGATCACGCTCACGCTGAAAGACGGCACGAAACAGGCCTTCGCCGAAGTGGACTTGAACGACCCGCCGTCGTACTACGACGGCTACAAGCGGCCGCGTGTCGAACACTTCATGACGATTTCGCGCGGGTTGTCCGATCGCGACGGGCAAATCGAGCACATGGCGTTCGGCGCCGTCTTCAGCGACCTCGCCACGGATCGCTTTGACGCGCCGCGGCCGTTTCGCGGGATGCTCACCGACCCGGTCAACCAGTACCTGACCAATCGCCCGTTGGAAGTGTGGTTTATCGATGACCCCGAACGCCGCCGCAAGGGCGTGGCGCGGCTCGCGGCGCTCGGGTTCGTCAACGACTATGCGCCGTCGCCGGATCTCCGCTTCGACCTCAAGGGCGCCGATTGGCTGAAACGGAAATTCAGTCGGAAGCGGCGCGCGCAGCAGGGCTGGCAACCGTTGATCACCATCGCGGATTTCCCGACCTGTCCGAACGAGACGCTCAATACGCCTGCGGCGATCGTCTACGGCTCGCTCGGCCTGGGCGGCGCGGAGGCCGTCGTCGGCGTCGTCGCGACCATCAACCCGCAGCCGTCGGCGCCGCCGGCCAATTTCGCCCTGTCGTTAGTGGCGGGCGGCAAGACCGCTGGCGTGACCCGGTACTACCAAGTGACCGGGATTGTGGGCGGACAAGAAACGCAACCGACGCCGATCCTCGTGGGGACGACGACCAATACGAACAAGACCATCCACCTCTCATGGGACGCCGTGCCGGGCGCGACCGCGATCCAGGTCTACAGTTCGCACCGGGCGGACTTCACGCAGGGGGCGCAGCTGACGCTCCCGGGCAGCGCCACGTCGTACAACGACACGACCGTGCTCCCCAACGAGAACACGGAATGGATTAAAGGCACCAACTGGCGCAACATGTTTCGGATCAATTTGGCCTACTACGTGTGGGCGGATCTGGGCGGCGGCCTCTTCAGTGCGCCGGGCTTGGCGTACGCGATGGTCACGCCCACGACGTATGCGGGCGGCGACGGCGCCGTCTCCCCACTCACCCGTCGCAACATCACGATCTCGTGGACGGCGGCCGCCGGCGCGGTCGGCTATCGCATCATCCGGCGCCGCTCGTACTACTCGGACTGGAATGCGACCTTCGACCGCCAGTGGGACACCGTCGGCCCCGGGCTCACGGTCACGGACGACAATTACACCACCACGCCGGTGACGATGCCGAGGGGCGACCTCATCACGGCCTCGGCGGCCGGTCAGGTCGAGGCGATCTATGTCGGCCGGGGATCGTATGGCACGACGCCGCAACCGCTCTCGGCGTTGCTTGTGGCGCGACACGCCTGTGCGCGCGTCGGCAACATCTACGTGCCGAGTACGACGGCCGACGTCGACGGCGAAACCCGCGACACCTTCGCGAAGGTGGAGGACGCGGAGTTCGGCGTGACCTGGTTTGCGCCTGATCATCCGGGCTGGATCTATCCGACCAAGTACGTCGAGATCAACGGCCGGTGGTTCACGCTGATCTTCACGACGATCGAACCCGTCCCGGATCGGGTGTTCGTGGATGTCGATGGCGTCGAAGCGGTCGGCGATGGCACCGGCGCGCTGCTGCGATCGATCGTGGACCAGCGCCTCCACTTCATGGTGAATTTCGTGGCGCCCGATCCGCCCTGGGCGATGGGCGGCTATCTGACGGCGGCGAGTACCGTGTTCCCGCAGCAGGCGACGATCCCGCTCGTCGACGCGGCGTCGCACGCGACGGTGAAGGCGCAGCTCGCCGCGCGGCTCGGGGGCATCGATTATGAGGGCGCCACCATCATCGGCGCCGGCGGCGAATTCGTGACCGCCGTCGATGCGCTGGCGCGGTTTCAGATCAGCGGCGATTTCGAGCAGACCTTCAACAGCCAGGGCCAAGACAGCGTCTCGTGTGAACCGATCACCGAGGCCACCGATCTCCCGACGATCACCGACGTGCTCAGTGTGAAAGACGGCACCTTCAACTTGGTGGATCAGGTGCAGTCGGGGTTTTTCAACATCCTGCCGTTCGTGCATTCTCGCGACTACACCGGGCGCGAGAACGGCGGCTGGTATGGCAAGGGCGAAGTCCGCGCGGACGACTCGATTGTTAATTACGATCAGGAACGCGAGGCGCCGACGTTCGAGCTGCACGCGTGTCGCGGGAACACGCCGGTGGGACGGGCGACCGTGCTCGACGTGATGGCGCGCAAGCTGGCGCGGTACCAAGATCCACGGCGCACCGGGACGTTGCAGATGCCATTCTCCGGCCTGAATTTCGAACCCGGCGTGGCGGCGGCGATTCACCATATCGAGGGCGTGGGCCCCGCGGGCTGGACCGGGCGCGCCGTCCGCATCCTCCGACACGAAGTGGATCCGTCGACCGGGATCGTGCGCCTCGATTTCTACGACCTCACCGCGGTCCTCGAGAACCATGCCGCGCTGCTGCTGAAGCGGCCATCAGGCGGGGATAACTTTGAGTAAGAAACCCAAACCACCGCGCGACGACGCGCGCCGCGCGTTGCGCCTCTACGCCACGCTGCATCCCGTCGGGCTCTGGAGCGAGCCGTGCGTCATCAAGTGTTCGTGCGGCTTTGAAGCCCGGGCGCCGGATTGCGCGACGGCGCAGCAGCTCGCGCACGCGCACGACCGGACGCACGATCCCGCGCTACCCGAATGACGACGCCGGCCCGCTGTCCGTTCTGCGGCGACGATCGCCAGCTCGAGCCGCCGGCGCGGGCGACGGAGGTGCACTGGTTTTGCGCGACGTGCGGCCGGTCGTTTGATCCGCGTCTCTGGCCTGCCGCTGGCGCAACCACGCATAGAGTTGACGCAGGTCCCCCTCCGTCTCGATCACGCCTTCCGTGATCCCCGCCAGGACGAGGTCGAGCAGCATGGTTCTGACAGTGTGACAGACCTGACAGTGCGGCTTCAGTTCGGAAGTGGACCGCCCGCCATTCACGTTTCCTTCACGAAGGCGTATGCCTAAATAGCGGAATCGATACGCCTAAATAGAGGCCTGAGGGGTTCTTACGCGAACGCCCGCACGTATAGGCTCTGGGCGTCGTCGGATCGGACGGGCACTTCGGGGAAGCGTTCCAGCAGAGCCGCCTCATCAACCCGCTCGACGCGTGCGAAGCCGCTGTGCTGCAGGGTCCACTCGAGAAGGCGGAAGTCGAAGAGGTTCCGGTGTTCGTGGCCCTGGAAGAAGATGGAATTCATCATGTGCGATCCCGGCACGCCGGGCAGCCCGACTTCGTCTTCGAGCGTCCAGGGGCAATCCCAGTTGAGTTTCGACCGTCGCTCTCGATCTTCGATCAGGTCGGTCATGCGGTGCTGGAGATACGATGCGGACAGCTTCTCGATGTCGGGACAGCTCAGCCAGAGCTCGCCGCCCGGCGAGAGTACCCGGCGCACCTCGACCAGCAGTGGGATGAGCTCGCCCCTCAACTCCAGGTGTTCGATCACGTGCTGAGCGAGAGCCGCCTCGAAGGCGCCATCTCGCCACGGGAGCCGTCCGCCGGTGAGGTCGAGGTCGAAGTCGCTCCCGACCAGATCGACGTTCAGCCAGCCCGCGATCTTTCGGGACCCGCAGCCGAAGTGGAGCCGGCGGTGAGCCGGAACGAGCCGCCGGGCACCCCAGCGACGGATCCGGCCGCGGACCTTCATCGCATCGAAGCGGAGGAGCTGCAAGGTCCGGGGGGAAAGGATCGCCAGGGCGGCGCGTCGGATCAAGTCGGTCATTCACGTTTCCTTCACGTTCGTTACGCCGCCGCCGCCGCCGCACGTGAACACCAGCGTCGGCAGTACGTGGCCCGCCAGGGCGCTGACTGACGTCGATGCGCGGTCGAGGGCATCAGCCCGCCGCAATGGGCGCAGGTGGCCGCCTGGACCGCAGCCACGCGGCGGACCGTGACAACCCCCTTCGTCACGTGGAAGAGCGCCGGGCGCCGGCGTAATTCCGTCAGGATCACCGCGTCAAGGCGACGCGGCGTCTTCTGGTTCACATACCGCGCGACGTGGGCCTTCAACCCGGTGAGGTCGAGCGGGCCGTGCGCCCGCAGCGCCTGCTCGATCTGTTGCCAGAGGAAGACTGGTGCCGCCGGCACGGATGGGACGCGGCGGCGGGCCTCCCGTGCGCGTGCGAGCGAGGCTAGTTTCGCTGGGGTGACGGTGCGCCCGCCCGTGCGCCCGCCCTGGCTGCCCGCCGCTTGCCGTTTCTCCCGTAAGGTTGTCGCCATCTTGGTCCTTCCGTTTGGTTATAGAACTAAGTCGTTTAGATTGTATAGTTTATAGGAAAATAGTCAAAGGGGGCAAAAAACGTGAATGAGACGTGAATGGAGTTACCATTTCATGCCCTTTTATGCCATTTCATGCCCTAATGACCGGCCTCGAACATGGCCGCGAAAAATGCAAATTCGTTGAGGAAATAGGGAAAAACAGGCCAAAAGAGGTGGTGGACGGCACCGGGATCGAACCGGTGACCTCCGCGTTGCGAATGCGGCGGTACTTTGGGCTTTTGTTGAGGAAAATCACCCATGTTGATGCTTTACGGGAAGGAGACGGGAATGAGTTGCCGATTTTCGGGAATGAGCGGCTGATTTGCGCCCGGTCGGGCGGGCACGACCCTTGCCCTTGCGGCCCGCTTTCGCCTTCTGGGCGTTGTCCTTGTTGAGCCGCTCGACGATGGCGTCGAGGTCCTTCGGTTTCACCTGGTAGTAAATCCCGAGCGGCGTCTCGGCGTTCTTCCAGTTGCCCATCTGCGCGACCGCTTTGATCACGCCCTCCCCGCCCTGGTCGATCATGCGCGTCATGCCCGTCGTGCGCGTGGCCCAATGGAAGACGGTGCCGCCGCGCTTCTGGCCCCACGGCACGCGGACGCGTCCGGCCGCGCGCCGGAGCATGGTGGCGAAGGCGCCGCGGCGATTGCGCTCGAGCTGCGCGCCGCGGCGCTGCGGAAAGAGATACTCGCTCGCGTTGACCGGCAACGCATCGAGCGCGTCGATGATGGCCTTCGAGAGCTGGATCTTGTAGGGGGTGTCCATCTTCGGATTGCGAATCCAGAGCCACTGCTTCCCGTCGAGATCCTTCTCGCGATCGGTCTTCTTCATGTCGAGGATGTTGGTGAGCCGCACCAGCCCTTCGTAGCCAATGAGAAAGATCGCGCGATCCCAATCGTGGGGCAACGCCGGCAGGAGGCGCGCGCGTTCAGCATCGGTCAGCATCCGCGGCACGGCCGGCGTGTAGTCGAGAAACGGTTTGCCCGCGAGCGGGGACGCCGCGAGATAGGTGGGCACCGCGGCCATGAGCATGGATTTGAACACGGCGGTCTCGCGGTTGATCGTGCGGTGCAGGGGCGGCTTCAGGGTGCGCGGTTTGCCGTTCTTCCCTCCGAAGTGCGCGATGACGGTGGGGTGCTTCTTCCGCCAGCTCGCATATTCCGGCAGATGGTCGGCGGTGATCTCGGTGAGCTCGACGAGTTTCTTCGCGGCGCAGAACCGCACGACGTGCTTCAGCGCCAGGCGATCGCGCTCGACGCCGTCGCGGTGCTCGAGGATGTTGTCGTTGAACCACTGCGCGAAGGCGGTGATGGCGATGGCCGGCCGCACGGTCGCGGTCGCATCGGCCTGGCCGAGCATGACTTTGTGGTACCAATCCTCGGCGCGTTGCTTGCTGTCCCGTCGCTGCGCGCTGGTCGTGCCCACCGGGATCTCTGTGGGGACTTTCTTTTTCGTCTTCTCGTTGTAGATCCACCACCACTTACTGTCCGGTCGTGTATAGATGCCCATTGTCCTCCCGACAATTCCGGTTGTTGTAGGAATTTCAGAGATTGCAGAAATGAGAATAGGGGGAGGTTTCCTGAAAACGCAACAGAAAAGAGCGCGGGATTTAGTGGCGCGTCGCGGGGTCCGTGACGTCGCGGCTGACTGCGATGTCGCCGGCGATCATGCTGTCCAGTAACTTGATTTGCGCCCGGTAGTACTCCGTTTGCGCGGCCACCAGGCGCCGGAAAAACCCGAGGCCGACCCACAGGGCGAGGACGAAGGCCAGCGCGCAGGACCGCAAGCCGACGTGCGACCACTCGCCGTCGACCACGCCCAGCCCGACGCCGACGCCGTTGATGAGCACGGAAAGCGCGAACATCGCATGCGAGGCGATCTGTTGTCTGTTCATGGCTTCTTCTCGTAGCGCACAAGCATCCCGTGATTGTTGGGCGTGAGATCGTCATCCACGAGGCACGACCGGACCAGCCCGTCGCGCTCGAGGGCTTTGCAGAGACTGAGCCCGACGGCCGTCCGGCCGACCACCGCCTTCCCGATGCGATCGAAGTAGTAGCTCGAGAACAGTCCCTCGGGCAGGAGAATCCAGGCGTGCCGTAATTCCGCCGTCGTCCAGTCATGCTCAGGCGGCCGTGGGCTGGTGACGTGCGTCTCGCAATGGAGGCAGACCCACTCGTGTCGCCGCTTCACAGTGCGAAACTCCCGCACCGTCCCGCAGGTAGGACAGGCGCGATAGCTGAGATCGGTGGTGGGCATCTCAGTTCTTGGCGTTCTTGGCCAATTCCAGGATCGCGCGCGAGCGCATCTGATCGCGCTCGGAGGCCTTGAGGGCCGTCATCGCCGTCTCCCAATCGGTGAAGACGGTTTGGCGGTGCTCGAAGTGCAAGGTGGTGGCGCCGCAGAGTCCGCAGACATGGCGCAGGCCTGACTCGGCCATCTGATCGCGGATGGTCGCTTCGACCTCCGCCGGCGTGGTCGTGGCGGGCTCATACGCGACGCCGCAGAGGGCATGGCGCTGCGGACAGAGATATTGGGCCAGCCAGATGATCATGGGATGCGCTGCAGGGTCATCGGCAGTCCGTCGATCGCCGCCCACGAGCCGTCGTCCGCCTGGAACACCGGCATGGCACTCAGCCACCCGCCCACCAACCCATCGAAGACGAGGACCAGCGAGCGCCCGTTCGGCGAGGCGATCTGGACGCGGGCCTCGAGCTCGCGCCCGTCGGTGATGATCGTCAGGGCGTCGCCCTGGCGGAGCGGCGGGTTGTCGATCGCGGGGAACGGCGCGAGCTCCATGTCCGTCACGCTTTCACCTCTTCGAAGACCGCGATGATTGTCTCGTTCATCTGGTCGGGATTCGTGATCAGCCGGTGCAGGCTGAAGGTGACGAGCCGATAGCCGCGCGCCGCATTGACGTTGATGAGCACCTCGAATTGCTCGGCAATCAATCCCTTTTCGGGGTGCAGCTCCGCGCCGCCGATCCAGTTCTTCGAGACCTCGCCGACGATGAACCGCATCAGCTCCAGCCTCCCGGCCCACAGCGACACTCCGGCACCACGCACGCGCCTCCTGGCCCGCTGTGCGCGGACGCGACGTGGCCGCAGCCGTGGGTGCGGCACGTGCATTCGCCCTCGCGCTCCCGATAGCCGAGTTTGTCGAGGAAGGATTCCAGGAGTTCGATCCGTCCCGCGAGAAAGCCGAGATCGAGGTAGATGATCTCGCGCGGGACGTTCTCCGCTAGATCAAGGTCGCGATACCGCGCCGCAATCTTGTGCCAGTCCGTTTCGATACGCCATCCCGCGTCAAGCACGGCGAGGAACCGGTCGCGCTGTTCTGGCGACAGTCGTTCCATCAGGCGCGAGATTTTGTCATCCATCACAGTGCCGCCCCGCACAGCGCGCAGCGATCGCGATACGTGCGCCACTCGCTGCACTCGTGACTGCCGTTCGGATAGATCGTGAGCATCCGGCGCGCTTCGCGGACGATCTCGTGGAACAGATGACACCGCCCGCAGTACCGATTCGCCACGTCGCCGGGCAGCTCGCTGATGCGGTCGCAGAACAAACAGTGGATCGCCTGACGCCCCCCGACCGTCTCGAGGCGGTAGGTCGCCGCGTCGAGATCACCGGCGCCCATGTGGCTTCCAGTCGCCGGCGAGTTGCTTCATGAGATCGGATAGCTCCGCACATTCCTCGTCCGTCGCCACGCGCAGGCCCACCGTCGTCCGAATATTCACCGCCGAACAATACGCGCAGAGGATCGCGTCACCGACTTGCGGCAGGATGGGCCCTGTGGGGCGCTCGCCGATGCGGGCGACGGTCACGGCATCCGCCGCGCCGCCGCAGGCCGGACACGTCAGCGGCGGCAGGGCGTGCGTTTGTATCCACGCGGGTTTGGTCATGTTGGACGCGAGCTGTCTTTTGATCCTTGGCGGATTTCGCGGAAGTCCAGTAACGACGCGGCGGCGGCGTCGGCGTCGAGCCCGATCTTCTGCGTGAGGAACCGGTACAGCATCGTATCCGACACCGCCGCTTCGATCGCTTCGCCGAGCATGCGGTGAATCTCGCGGGCTTTGTCGAGATCCCATTGGCTCATCGACTCGTCGAGGGAAAACTCGATCATGCCCATCTTCGTCCGCGACGAGAGGATCGTCGAGAACGCGATGTTCTGCGATCGGATCTCGTCGTGGCGCGCGTGCTTCAAGCGCAGATGCCCCATCAGGGCTTTGGCGACGTAGGACCGGACCAGCTCTTCGGATTGCTTGCCGGTCGATTGCTTGGCGCTCCAGTCGCAGAGCGGGCACTTTCCGTCGATGACCATTTCCTGCTCCATTTAGCCATCCAGCTTCATAACCCGGTGACCTCTGGAAAGCCCAGCGTGGGCAGCTCTGGTGCTTTCAGTCCGTAGTGCAGCGGCCGTCCGCACGCGCAGACCTCGTCTTCAGCCATTAATCCCGACCGTAGTAGGCATCCCACCCGGGCGTCGATTTATCGAGATATGCCATGTATGCGATCACGCCCCCAATCGCCGCGACGATGCCGACGAGAAAGGCCAGGACGATCCAGATCCAAAACATGACGCCCCCAATCTATCGCCGTCGCACGACTTCACGAAAAAACTGCGTGATCGGCTCGGCGCGGGCAAACTGCCGCTGCAGGTCTTCCTTTACCACGGTCACCATGAGTTCGGCCGTCGTGCGGAGTCCGAGTTTATGCAGGATGCGGACGCGATAGGTCGAAATCGTTTTCACGCTCACGCCCAGGGCGTCGGCCACTTCCGATACCCGCTTCCCGCGGGCGAGACGCAGCGCGACTTGCCGCTCTCGTGGTGAGAGCGCCGCCCGCCATGAGTCTCGCTGTCGAGACGTCACGCGAGGAGGACCGCGACCAGGAGCGGCACGAGGTCGAGCACCGCAGTCACCGCCGCGCGGATCTCCGCGGGCGCGTGCATCCAGCCGCGCGGGCAGTCCAGCGCCGCACGGATGGACTGGAGCTCGTCGAGAATCTCGAGCATGCGTTCGGTGATGTCGGCGAGTCGCTGCCGGAGCTCGTCGGGGGAGGCGGCCTTCGCAGCAACGAGAGAGAGACGCCGATCGACGTGGGGCATAGTGTCGCTCCGATCGGGTACACAAAAGCCAAGGGGGAACCTTAAACCTCCCTACGACACGAACCCTTCTTGTATTACGCCTGATACAAGCGCGTCAAATAATTTTTGCGGGGATTGGAGGAATTTCCGTGAAGCGACAACCCGTTGTGACCGGCTGTTACCCGTTCACCAATTTTTCGGATCGCGGCGACCGGTTCTGTGATCGCGTTTGGGCGAAATGGTACTCAATGAGCAGCGCGAAGGCCCGCTGCCGTTTCACATCGAGCGCCCGCAGCTGGCGGATCAAGCGCACATCGTGCGGCGTCAGTGCGGCGGGCCGCCGCAGCGCTTTTTTCGCGGCGGGCTCGCCGTACAGGGTTTCGAGGAGATCGGCGACCGCCGCTTTGCCCGCGGCGCGCAGGATGGTCGACGCCGACGTGTGCGTCACCGAGGCAATGCGCAAACACGGTTCGATCCCGATGGAGTAATGCCGGTCGCCGCTCAGGATGTGGCTTAACGTCGACCCCGTGAGGCCCACGGCTTTCGCGAAGTCGCGGTGCGATCCACCGTGCGCGTGAATCAAACGACGTAAGAGGTCGGCTAACGAATGCATAGGCTTTGGTAGCAAAGCTAGTTTGTTCCGCCGTTATATCGCTCTATTGCGGGAATTGCAAGAATGGCAGTCTCAAGTCGTTGTAAGGTTTAAGCCGACACGCCTCCTAGTCGCTGTAGGGTTTTTGCCGACACACCTCCCTACCCTGCTCCGCGCTTAGGTTCTTCGTTAGTTCTTCGTTAGGTGCTTCGTTAGCCGCGCTTAGTTGCTTAGGTCCGCGCTTAGGTCGTGCTTAGACGCCGCGCTAGCGCTGACCCTCCGGCACGGGCCGCGGGCGGTGAAAAAGAAACCTCTTGACGGCGGGGCTCGATTTCCGTAATTTTCGATTCTTACATCTGAAATGGTTGTAAATATACAAGAGCATCCACCATGCAGGCTGAATACGCCGCGCTCAACGCCCTGCGCATCGACCGCGATTGGACCTGGGACCAGCTCGCCGATGAAATCGAGAAAGCCGGCGCGGGCAAAATCTCGTCGCGCACGCTGCACTACCTACTGACCCGCCCGGACACGAACGCCCGCGATCGCACCAACCACAAGATTCGCGTCTTCCTGAAGCACGCGCATCGGCACCGGATGTTCAAGCGCAAGACCGCATGACGAAGAAGCTCGAGCGCCGCCGCGTGCCGCATCGCCCGGCCGAATGTCGCGAGCTCGCCCTAGTGCGGCTCGCGAACAATTGGACCTTTGACGAGCTCGCCGCGCAGATGAAAGCCGCGCACGTCGCGATCCCGATGCGGACGTTGCACTACCTGCTAACGCGGACCGACGTGCGGCCGCACGACCGCACGCTGCATAAGCTCCGGCAATTTCTCGATCACCTCCACAAACGATCCGCGCGCCGAAAGGAGCCTCGACATGAAAGCCGCGTCGCTCATCAGTCCGTATCTGACCTCCGCTGAGGCCGTCGACTATTTGCGGCTCTCCCCGCGCGACCGAGCGAAGAAGGGAGCCACGAAGGACTTCTCGGGGCTCTATCGCTTGATGCGCGAACACCGGCTGCCCTATGTCCGTCGCGGCGGGCGGCTGCTGTTTGATAGCCGCGAGCTGGACACCTGGATGCGCGAGAACGCGATGCGCGTCGATCTGAATCGCGTGGAGCTGCAACCGGCGAAAGCCCTCGGGCCCGTGCCCGGGCGACTGCGAAAGGTGCGCTGACCATGATCGTCGTCATCCGCCTGAGCGGCCGGTGGATCGAGCGCCTCAACGAGTTCCTGGAGAACTGGGCGCACCGACGACGGGAATCGCGCGAGTGGGACGTGACACCAGGCGACATGTTTCGGCGTCTCCGCGCGCTTGAAGGTGGTGCCCGCGTGTTGCCCTTTGATCGGCGGGAGTCGTGAGCGGCCGGCTGATGAGCGCGGTGATGAACTCCGACCTCGCGGCCTGGCTGCGCCCCTATGCGCTCGCCTATGCCTCGTTCGCCGACGATGACGGCACGCACGTGTATCCCACGATCCGCACCGTCGCGCGCATGGTCCGACGGCACCGGCGGCGCGTGCTCGAGGCCACCCATGTGCTCCGCGATCTGGGCATCCTCGAAGTGGAACAGCCGCATGCGCGGTATCGAGCGACGCGCTATCACTTCAACGTCGACGCGCTGCCCCCGCCCGGCGGCTTCCCGGATCAACTCGCGCTGTTCCCGCGTCCGAAAGCGCTCAAAGCAGGCCTGAAATCAGACCATGCACAGAAGAAACGGAAAAATGCCTGAACAAAACGACGATTTCCACAGTTTCCACAGGCGTAGACATGCTGCTGGCAGCACCTCATGGGTGCTGCTGGCAGCACCCGATCCGTCATTGATCCGTCAATCTTTGTACTCGTACACGCGCGCGCGAAACGCAAAGGCAAATGCCCGAAAGTAGCGATGCCATCCCCCAAACCCCGCCACCTCCGGCGCCTCGTCAGCAACGTCGGCGTGCCGTGCGGGTGTGCCGAATGCATCGAGGCGGGCGTCGCGCAGGAACCGCAGCGCCGCGTGCCCGGTGTCGGTCGCCCCGCCATCTGGTTGCACGGCTGGCGGCTTCGTCACTGGCTCGATGCCGCCGAGCAGGCCTTTGCGGACGCGCGCGCACGGCTCCGACCATGAACGGCGTACACCTGGTCCTCGTGCTGATCCCCGACACGCTCGATGCCGTTCTGCGCGCGCAGCGCCACGTCGGAGCCGAAGTGCCGATCGACGGCGAGGTGCGCGTGGCCTTCGTCAGCGGCTTGCTCGCGGCCTACTTCGATGCGGTCGACGCCCACGAGCTCGCGAACGAGGTCCTCACACTCAACACGGCGACGGTCCGGCCAGGCTTCACGGAGTCGTGATGACCAAACGCCCGTCCACGACGCGCACCACCAAGCGCAAGAAACCGATCGACTGGTCCGCGGCCGGGCGCAAGGCCTGGGCGACCCGGCAGAAGGTCGCGGCCGTGCAGACGCCGCCCCTCTTCGATCCGCCGCCCGTCACGCCGGGCCACAAGGAGAAGTGACATGACCCGCGACGAACTCAAGGAATTGGCATCGGAGTGTTTAGCGAAAGCGTTTCGGGGAGAGCAGGTGCAGCCGCATATCGTGCAGGCCGCCACCGCGGTGTTACTCGCGCCCGAGCCGGCCAGTACGGCCAGTATTCGATGAGGACCGATGAGCGACATTGAATTGGGCTTTCGTGTCGAGACGGGCGAGGCCGTCAACATCCCGCTCAAGCATCTGGCGATCACCGGCCAAACGCAGGAAGCCGGGAAAACCACGACGCTCGAAGCGTTGATCATGCGCTCGCGCCTCAAGGCGGTGACCTTCATCACGAAGCGCGGCGAAGGCGCCTTCGCGCATGCGCGGCGGATCGATCCGTACTTTCGTGAGCAAGCCGACTGGCAATTTGTCGCGTCCCTGTTGGAAGCCTCGCGTGGCGAAAAACTGAAGTTCGAACGCGCGTGGATCATTCGCGCCAGCAAAGGCGCGCGGACGCTCGCCGAGGTGCATCGCAATGTGAAGCGCGCGATGACGACGGCGAAGGGCCTGAGCGCCGATGTCTATCTGACGCTGGACGCGTACCTCGAGGCCGTCGTCCCGCAGATCGCCAAGGTCCGGTGGGCGCCGAAGGTCGACATCGCCGACGGCGTCAACTCGATGGATCTCACCGCGCTGAACGTCGAGATGCAGCACCTGGTCATCAAGTCGACGCTCGATTGGGTGTTGGAGCACGGCGTCCACGTCGTCGTCGTGGTGCCGGAAGCATGGAAGTTCATTCCGCAGGGCCGCGGCACGCCCGTCAAATTGTCGGCCGAGGCCTACATTCGCCAAGCGGCGGCGTTGCAGAATTTTCTCTGGCTCGACAGCCAGGACCTGGGCGGCATCGAGAAGACGATCCTGCGGAGCGTGCCGGTGTGGCTGTTGGGCGTGCAACGCGAGACGAACGAAATCGCGCGGACGCTCGCCAACATTCCCGCGAGCGTAGCGAAGCCGAAGCCCGCCGACATCGCCCTGCTGGAGCTCGGGCAGTTCTACGCCTGTTGGGGAAAACACACGCTCAAGACCTATGTGCGTCCGACGTGGCTCGATGTGCACACGGCGCGCGCCGTGGCGATGGGCCAGGCCAGTGTCGAGGCGGCGCACGATTCGCGTCCGACCAAGGAGGACGACGTGACCAACGACGAGTTGAAACGTGAGAACGAACGACTGCGCGTGGAGAACGCGGATCTGCGGAAGCGGCTCGACGCGCTCGAGCAGAAAGGCCGGCCCGATGACGCTCGAACAGTGGGTCAGGAAAGCGCTCATCCTGTGCGCCAGTCTCGTGCTCACCGACCCGATTCAGACGCCCGCGCAGCAAACGCGCCGGCGCGAGCTGCTGAAGGCGCGAGCGAGTCTGTTTACCCGGACTGGTCGACTGAAACGAACAACCTCTACGCCGCGTTCAAAGCGCGCCTCCTCGCGGAAGCCCCGGAGATCCTCCAAGTGATTCAGTCGCGGCCCGAGTTGGACATTCAGATCGTGCGGCAGCGCATCACCGTCGCTGGTGACTCGCTGCGTGGGCGGATCGCGCGCCTGATCGTGGAGGACTACTTCGCCAACGCGCGGACGTCGGCTGAAATCGGCAGCGAGCTCGAGCGCCGGGGCGACAAGCCGTCGAATATCGAACTCGGCAACGAGTTGAAGGCGCTCATGCGGTTGGGGTTCTTCACCCGGGATAACAAGTGGGTGAAGCTCGTGCCCGATATGGTCGTCAACGTCGTGGAGAAGTGAGGCGGTGCGCCATGTTGAAAGGCTTCGCGAAAATGGCCGACGGCCGCGGGCTGATCGTCTTGGGGATCAGCCAAGTCAATGTGGATCGACTGCAGAAGGGCGAGCCGATTTCTTTCGACCCGGGGCAGTTGCACATCGTGCCCGGCACGGCCATCGGCGGCATCACGCTCTTCTATGGCGCGACCGATGCCGAACTGATGCGGACCGTGAAAACGTTGATCGGTCCACAGACGGAGATGATCAGCGTCCCGCGCGGAGACGCGAAACCGTCGTGATCCTGCACGTGCTCCAGCGCGACCTCGACGCGGGCGTCCAGGCGAGCTTTACGCACTCCCCGATCGCGATTGCGGCGCGCCGGCAGGACCTGCCGCACGCGGGCACCAGTCACCACACGCTGTACTGGGATGGCGGCGCGGCGCCGCTGCCGCGTGAGGCCCGCCGGTTCCTCGCGCGCTTCGACGCGGCGTGGTCGTTCCGCGCGCCGACGCCGTTCAGTTTTGAGATCCCATCTCGAGCCGGCCGCGTTTGTAGCGTGGACTACGTTTCTCGAGAAACCTCAACGTGTGAACTCTGCGGCGAACCCGCGGGCGCTGGCGGCGCCCTCTGTCCGGCATGTGCGGAGACGCGATGACGACGCCGCGCCGCCCCAAACTGCGTCCCCCCGAAACGGTCGAGATCACCTCGCTGAAACCGGACCCGAAGAACCGGCGCGCGCATAACGCGCGCAACATCGCGGTGCTGCGGGAAACCATCATGAAAGTCGGCGCCGCGCGCAGCATCGTCATCGACGAGCACAACGAAATCCTCGCGGGCAACGGCGTCGTCGAGGCCGCCGGCGACGCGGGCATTTCGAAAGTGCGCATCATCGATGCCGACGGCCACACCCTGATTGCCGTCCGCCGCTCCGGGCTCACCGCGAACGAAAAGTATGCGTTGTCGATTGCCGACAATCGCGCCGCGGAGCTCGCGGCCTGGAATCCGGATCTGCTCCGCGCGGACCGTGACGCCGGGATGGATCTGAAACCGTATTTCACCGACGAAGAACTCAAAAAGATTCTGCGCGACCGGGGCGAGCCGCAGGTCAAAGAAGTGGCGACCGGCGACATTCGCGATCGGTTCTGGATTGCGATTCGCGGGCCGCTCAAACATCAGGCGGTCGCGCTGCAACGCTTGCGCGACGCGACCAAGGATCTCGGCGAGGTCGACGTTGAACTCGGTACACAACTCCTGGAGCCGTGGCAGCCATGATGACATTTGCCGTCGAACGGGAGTCGGTGTGATGCCGCGCGACATCACGTCGGGTCTCGCCGAGCCGGACATCACGATCAATCGGCGCGCGCTGACGTTCGGGGAAGCGATGGCGGTGCGGGTCGCCGTGTCCACGTTCCGCATTCAACTTGCCGATGAGGCGTTTCGCGAAGGCCTCGGGCGATCGCTCGCGGACAACTACGATCGCCTGCTCGCCGGCGTGGAGCGGACGATGCTCACGAAGGGGACCGCATGACAACAATTGCTCCCGGCCTCCAGACGCACTTCAACGCGCCGATCAGCCGCGACACGCTCATGGATCTGGCCTTGTTCGGCGTGCGCTGGTGCCGCGTCGATGCGCAGGCCTGCGACACCGCGACGTTGACCGGGATGGTCGCCGACGTCGAGTCCATGGGCATGGACGCGCTGCCGATTGTCTACGACCTCGATCGCTTGCGCGGGGTGCCCACCGGCAACGCCGAGTGGAGCAACGAACCCGACGGCGACATTCTGCCGGCCGTGTACCGCGATGGCCTGGACGCCGCGTGCGCGCTGGCGCTCGAGCTGGGCATCCGCCTCTGGGGGCCGTGCATCAGCAACCTCGATCGCGACTCGTTGCGGTGGATGGAGCTCGTGCGCGCGGGCGGCTGGCCCGACGGGCTCTACGGCATCACGGTCCATCGGTACGGCAACGGCACGTTCCTCTGGGCGCATGACGGCTTCGACTCGCGCGAGGCGGAAGTCGAAGCGCTGCTCGCGCTCTGCGATGGCCGGCCGTTCATGGTGACCGAGTTCGGGTATCCCTCGACGCCGACCGCGCAGATTCGGCGCGGACCGAAGCGCACGCGCTTCCTCGCGCCGGACCTGCAGCTGACCGAAGATCAACAGGCAGCGAACATCGCGAAGGAATGGGAATTCTGGCGGCGGTACACCGACCGGCCCTTCCTCTACCAGATCAACGACCCGCCGGATCCGGACGACGGGTGCTACGGCATTCGCGCCTGCGCGCCCGACGGCACGCTCACGTACTGGAAACCATCCGCGTACACCTTTCCGAAGGAGTCTCCAATGGCAGCACTTGCAAACGTCTCCGCGAACACCGTCTTCGCCAAAGAGGATCTCGTCGAGGTGCCGGGCCGCGCCGGCGAGTTTGGGGTGCGCTGCCCGCCCGGCGCCGACACGATCCTGTCGCCGAAAACGAGCGGCCAGCACGAGCTACGCGACATGAGCAGCCTGGGCGGCCCCGACGAAACGTGCCGGGTCCAGGGCGACCTCGTCTATTTCCCCATGAACGCGCAGGGCGGGCGCTTCGCGTGGCGCCTGGCCGACGCGGACGCGGAGTAAGGCCATGTCATTGCTGTTGCTCTCCCGACGGCGCGGCAGCGGCGCGCGCGTGACGACTCGCACGGGCATCGTCACGCAGCAAGGCCGCGTCGTGCGCGATGACGGCGGCGTGTTTCATCCGCTCGGGCTGACGCTCTTCTGGTCGCTCTACGGCTGGAAGTTCGAACGCTCGCGCATCCTCGATCACCTGAAGTGGATCAGTCAGTACCACTTCGACTACGTGCGGATTCTCGGCGAGGTCGATTGGGTGGGCCGCAGTATCGAACCCACCTGGCCGGACTACGTCCCGGTCGTGCAGGAGTTCGTTGACGCGGCCTACGACCAGTTCGGGCTGCGCATCGAGATGACCATCATCGGTGGCCGGCAGTTCGACGAGCACGACGGCCATCAGCGATTCGTCCCGACGGAGCTCGCGCGGCAGGTCGGCACAGCGCTGAAGGGGCGCGAGCACAAGGTCCTGCACTACGAGTGCGCGAACGAGTGGGACCGGCTCGACAAGGTGACGCTGCCGGACCTCATCGACATGGGCGGCGTGCTGGCGCCGATGGTGCCGAATCTGGTCGCGCTCAGTCGGCCGGCCGAGTCGAGCAGCACGGCGCTCGTCGCGCTCGAGAGCGGCACGCGCGTCGAGCCGAGCAGCGCCGCGATCGAGTTGGCCGTGTTGGGCCTCATGAATCTCGCGGCGCGGCGCGGCATCAGCTACAACGAGGCCGCCGAGCTGCTGCGCTGGGCGCTCGCGCCGGGCGGTGATTTGAAGGGGCTCCTCGGCGGGCACTACCGCAAAAATCTCCACGGGCTGCTGCAGATCCTCACCGCGCTGCGCCAGGAGTACGGACCCGACGTCGACACCCGCGAAAGCGTCGACCAGGGCGGGCGCGAGGAAATGATCAACGCGACGAAGACGGCCGGCGCGAATACCTACACACCGCACCTCCGCCGCAGCGATCACGACGAGAAGTGGTCGCACGTCCGGCAGGGCTACGACCTCAAGGACTATCCGACGGCCGTGAGCAACAACGAACCGCAAGGCCCGCAATCCTCCGTCGATACGCTCGACGATCCGCTGCAGCTCGCGTGCGCGCGCGTGCTCGGGATCATCTGCGGCGGCGCGCCGTATGTGCTGCACGTCGGCCAGGGCGTGACCGGCGAGGCGGACCCGAACCATGGGCGACCGGAAAACATGTGGGAGGTGCCGAACATCGACACGATCATGCGCGTGGTGCGCGGCGTCGATGTGCTCGTGCCGCCGGGGATCGAAGCGTGGAAGGTCGTCAACAACGGCCGCAGCGATCATCCGCTCCCGCTCGATCCCGAGACGGGCTTCTGGGAAGGGAGCCACCCGGGCCCGGCCGTGAACAAGAACTACGCGGCGTACAGCGGCAACGAGTTCCGCGTGATCCTCATCGGCTGCAAGAGCGCCGGCGAGACGGGCCCGGTCCCGGCGGGCACCGCGATTCGCAAGTGCCGCGTCATCCTCTACGACCCGTCGAAGGCGTACCTCGGGCTCGAGGCGGCGCAGGTCGGCGCGCCGGTGGAGCTGCAGCCGGGCGAGAGCTGGTCCGTGCCCGGCCGCGGCGACACGATGGCGGGCTACGTGGTGGCCGGGACGTACCTGTGAAGCTGATCCTCACGGTGCTCGGGGTCACGTTCGTCCTGGCGATCGGGATTTACTTCGTCGTGGCGGCGGTGCTCTATTGGCGCGACGTGCATCGAAAACCGTAGCCTGGTCAAACTGCACGGCGACGCTGAGTACCGCCGCCGAATTATTTTTTGGGGCATCGGAACGGAGGGTTTGAGCGATGACGCGACGGGGATGGTTCCAGGCAATAGCGGCGGCGGCGGTGGGACAGGCGATGCCGGTGGTGCCGGTGGGGATGTCCGTCATGACCTGGACTGCCTGTACCGAAGTCCCGGCGGGCGGATCGTGCGCGAGCGCACACACGCATGCGATCAGCCCGGCGGTGCCGTCGCACACGCACTCGATCAGTCAGCCGTATCCGATGGACGCGCACAGGCACGGCGGGTGAGCTGCCGAGCGGGACCGGCCTCGATGGTAGGGCGAACTACCTGAGGCCGTATGACAGCCCGCACCTGGAGGACACGGCGTTTGCCCGCCGTGTCCTCACTACAGGTGCGACGTACACGGGAGAAAGGAAGTCCGATGCCCTTACCGGCCATGTTCCCCTTCTCGCTCTGGCGCGGCGATTCGTGGCGCGCGCAATTCCGCCTCTGGTCGGATGCGCAAAAGACGGTCCCGGTCGACTTGACCGGCGTGAGCGCCGCGGCGGCGCTGCGCACGTCGCCGTCGCGCAGCTCGAGCGCGTCGCGGGTGCCGCTCACGTGCAGCATCAGCACGAACGTCATCGACGTCTCTTTGTCGGTCGCGCAGTCCCAGGCGTTGAACGCCCCGACGGCGGCCGAGTGGGATTTGCAGCTGACGTATCCATCCGGGGACGTGCAGACGATTGTGGCGGGCCCGGTCGACATTCGGGCCGACGTCGTCGGCAGTCCGGGCGTGCCGGCGGCTGCTGCGCAGAGATGATGCGTGGCTGACATCATCGCGATCGACGTGATCGTGCCGCCGCCGATCGTGGTGGAGGTCGTGCTCCCGCCAGGGCCGATCGCGATCGACGTGCTCGTCCAGCCGATCTATCTGGACGTGGTCGCGCCGCCGCCGACGACGATCGAGGTCGTCGTCCCGCCGCCGTGGGTCATCGACATCGCGGACGTCGGCGTCCAAGGCCCGCCCGGTCCGCCAGGACCAGACGGCCCGACCGGACCCCCCGGCCCGCCCGGCACCGGGATCGAAATCAAGGGGAGCGTGCCGAGCGCCGGCGATCTGCCCGCGACCGGCGCACCCGGCGACGCGTGGATCGCCGCCGACACCGGACACCTCTGGGTCTGGGATGAAACGACCGGGACGTGGGTCGATGCCGGCCTGATCCAAGGCCCGCCCGGCGTCGACGGCGCCCCCGGCGCAGATGGCGCGCCCGGCGCCGACGGTGCAGACGGCGCCGACGGCGCGCAAGGCCCGCAAGGCCCCGCCGGTCCGCAGGGTCCGGTCGGCCCGGAGGGTCCGGTCGGTCCGCAGGGCCCGCCAGGCGGCGGCACCGGTGCCGACGAAGTCTTCATCGGCCCGGCCGACCCGGGCCCGACCTTCGAGCTGTGGTACGACACGGACGAACCGGACACCGCGCCGGCGCACCGCATCGATCCGGGGATCATGGCCATGTTCGGTGGCGGGGTCCCTCCAGCGGGCTGGCTGCTCTGCGACGGCGCCGCGGTCAGCCGCACGACCTACGCGGCGCTCTTCGCGGCCATCAGCACGGCCTGGGGGCCGGGCGATGGCAGCACGACCTTCAACCTCCCCGACATGCGGGAGCGCTTCCCGATCGGCAAGGCTGCCAGCGGCCCGCGCGGGGCGATCGGGGCGACCGGCGGCACGATCGACCATACGCACACGAGCCCGGCCCACGCGCACACCGTTCCGCCGCATAGCCATACGGTCCCGGCCCATGGGCACTCGGTCACCGCGCACAGCCATTCGATCGCGGCGCACTCGCACACCGCCGACCATTCGCACACGATCGCCGCCCACAGCCATACCGGGCCCTCGCATACGCACACGATCGGCGACGACGGCAGCCATACGCACGGCTTGTCGGGGAACACGGGCGCCGGCGGCGGCCACGGGCACACCGGCTCGACCAGCACGACCGCCGACCATACGCACTACTTCGGGAAAACAACGGGCCCCCCGAGCAACTGGCAGAACGCCGATGCGGGCAGCAGCTTCCCCGCCGCGTTCGGCGGGAGTTCAGGACACACGCACTTCGTCGATGGCGATACGACGGGCGGCGGCGGGCATAGCCATACGCTCACCATCAACGCGGCGGCCGACCACTCGCACCCCCTCTCGGGGAACACCGGCTCGAGCGGGACGCACGATCACAGCGGCGCAACCGGCGCGCAAGGCACCGGGGCAACCAGCTCGGTCGCGCTCACGACCGCCATCGCCTCGGTGACGACCTCGGCCGTCCCGCTGGCGACCTCGGCCGACGCGACAACGACCGATAGCGTCGCGCTGACGACCGCCGCCCAGGCGCTCACGACCGATCCGACAACGCCGCCGGCCACCGGCGCGGCGAATCCGCCGTTCGGGGTCGTGAACTTCATCATCCACATCTGAGGGAGGGCATGGGCGCACTGAAAGTTCTCCTCGGCGGCGTCTGGACGCGGATCGACCTGACGGGTCCGCAGGGTCCAGACGGGCCGCAAGGCCCCACCGGGCCGCAAGGCCTGACAGGTCCGACCGGCGCGACGGGCGCGCAAGGCCCGATCGGCCTGACCGGGGCGCAAGGCCCGCAGGGGATTCAAGGCCCGACCGGCGCGACCGGGCCGAAAGGTGACACCGGGAACACGGGTCCGCAGGGTCCCCAGGGCAACCCCGGCCCGACCGGATCGACCGGGGCGCAAGGCCCGGTCGGCGACACCGGCCCGCAGGGTCCTCAAGGCGCGACGGGTGCGCAGGGCCCGCAGGGGATTCCCGGCGTGCCGGCGCCCGCCGCGTCGATCAGCCTCAACACGGTCGGCGTGGTGAACGATTGGGCGCCCGGCATCACGTTCGGCCAGCACACGGTGATCCTCTGGACCGGCGCGTCCGAACTGCGCATCACCGGACTCGCCTGCAGTACGAACGGCACGACCGTCACGTTCAAGAATCGCGCGAACGCGATTTTGCTTTTGGATCACACCTCGGGGGCCTCGCTGGCGGCGAATCGGTTTTTCAACATCGTCACGTCGGCCCCCACGCCCGTTGCGGAAAATGGCTGGGCCACCTACATGTGGTTCGGCGCCTGGTACCTCGTCAGCCACGAACAGGGCGCGTCGATCACGCCGCCCTTCTCGGCGGCCGACTACTTCACGTCGTCGGGCACGTGGACGGTCCAGGCGTCCGAGGTCGTGATCTGCACCTATCGCGTGAGCGGGAAGGCGTTGATCTGGGAATGGGGCGTCAACGGCAGCGCCCTCGCCGGCGGCACCCCGTTCGCGATCGGGCGCAAGCTGTTCGGCTTCGCGGCACCCAAAATCACCGGGGGCATCTATTTGATTGCGCCCGCCGTGCCCGCCTACTACCAAACCACGACCGGCGTCGGCGCGCAGTGCAATCTCTTCCGCGATGTATCGGGGACGCTCTGGCAGCCGGGCGCTTGGACGATCCGCGTAAACGGCATCACAGAACTCAGCTAAAGGAGCAACCTATGAGTGTCGGCCATCCCGTAACCAAAGACGAAATCGACGCGCGCGCCGGCGACATCACCCGGCGCTTCCAGCAATCGTTCGGCGACGTCGTCACCATGCAGCAGTACCTCGTCGCGGCCGCCAACGTCGATCTGGAGGCGCTCGGCTACACCGCCCAGGAAGTCGCGGTGCTCAAGACCGCGTTCACCGACCTCGAGCAGCTGGGCCGCATCTGGACGGGCGCCGAGGCGCTCGCGGCGCCGAAGGACTTCAGGACGTTCGTCAAACAGCTCTGGGGTGTCGGCGCGTTCTGACATCCGTCATCGGCAACCGTCAACCAAGGAGGCAGGCATGACCGACAAACCCGAACGCCCGCGCCGCAACCCGCGCGCGCATCCTGATCAGGAGTTGCCCGACTCCGAATCGGAGTCACCCGAGTCAACGGAGTCAACGGGGTCAGAGTCAACGGAGTCAACGAAGCCAACGGAACCAGCGGAGCCAACGGAGTCACCCGACCGAGGCCGGAAGCCCTCGTGAGGCCGTCCACCATGGATCGCCCACCAACCCAGAATGTCGGCGGCGTGCGTCGGCGTGAAGTAATCCATGGCCGCATCGTAGTACGAAACGATGTTTCGCTTTAAGTCCAACAAAGTCGACAACGCGCATTCCGGATGGCGGGCCAAGGTCGCCATCCGGACACACGTCCTCGAGGCGCTGACGCCGGAACGCGCGAACGTCTTCGATGCGTTCGCCGGAACCGGGCTCATGTGGCGCGAAGTGTGGCACCGGGCGGCGGCGTACACCGGCTGCGACGAACGCTGGCACAGTGACACGCGGTGCTGCTTCGTCGCGGACAATCGCCGCGTGCTGCGCGCGATCGATCTCGCGCCGTTCACCTGCTTTGATCTCGATGCCTACGGTTCGCCGTGGGAACAAGCCATCATCATCGCCGCGCGCCGGCCGCCGCTGGTCCCGGGCGATCGCCTCGGCCTGGTGCTCACCGAAGGCACGTCGATCAAGAGCACGCTCGGCGCCGCGACCGGCGCGATGATGCAAGCGGCCGGGCTCGCGCGCAATCACGTGCGCGGCGCGACGCGCCTCCACGACGAGATCATCCAGCGCGCCGTGCAAGGGATCGCCGCGCGCATGGGCGGCAAGATTGTCAAACACTGGCAAGCGACCGGCCTGACCGGCGCCCGCATGCGCTACGTCGGCCTCGTCATCGAACCGGACCCGCTCCATCGCCCGTCGCGCCCCGTGGAGCCTCATGCCGAGCCGTGAGGGCCTCGCCCGCGCCGCGGCGCAGCTCGCCGCCCTGGGCATGTACGGACGGCACCGCTCGAAGTACGGGTCCCGCAAAGAGAGCGTCGACGGCATCGTGTTCGACAGCGCGAAGGAAGCCCGCATCTATCGCGAACTCAAATTGCGCCTGGCCGCGCGGGAGATCGCCGGGCTGAAATTACAAACCGCCTGGCCGCTCCACGTCGTCCATCTCTACTGGCACGGCGCCCCGATGCGCACCACCACCGTCGGCGTCTATCGCTCCGATTTCGATTATCTGGATCTGAACACCGGCGAATACAAAGTGATCGATGTGAAGTCCGTCGCCACGCGCAAGAAAGAAACCTACCGCCTGAAAAAGAAAATGGTCGAAGCGATTCACGGCATCACGATTGACGAAGTCTGACCATTCGGATTGAAAGGACACTGCCATGCTCTACGAATCACAGCGCCCGATCTGGGCCCGCGAGAAAGCCGAGAACCATGCGTACTACAAAGAAGTCCTCCGGGTCGCCGCGCTCGATGCCACGCCGGGCATGTGGTACGGATCGAACGGCCAGTGGTCGGCGCTGGCCTATGCGATGTCGGGCGACGTGGCGCACGCCCACCGGTCCTACGCGGCGGTGCTCTCCACGTTCGGGAAGGGCAACTTCAACACGGCCCCGACGTTCTACGGGGACTCCTTGCGCGAGTTCGGCGTCGAGCAGGTCGTCCAGTGGACGCTGATCCAGGACGCCCTCGCGCCGGCCGACCGCGACGCGTACAAAGGCTGGCTCTTGCGGATTGCGGATCGCGTGCTCGTGGATGGCTGTCGCTTCGGCGATTCGGACCAGCTCACCGGGACGCACTTCTTCATGGTCCTGATCGATAAAACCTTCGGCACCGACTACGGCAATATGTCGATGGCGAACCCGAGCGGCACCGGGCCGCAAATCGTCAGCGACATGCGCGCGCAGGTCCGCATGTTCTGCGAGGTCCTGGCCGAAGGCGGCGACTGGTGCGAGTCGAGCGACTACAACCTGAACACGCTCTATGTGCTCTATCACGGCGCCGAGTGCGTCGGGATTGACGACTACCCCGAGGTCAAAGTGTTCCGCGACAGCAACGCGCGATCGTTCATCGCGTCGTTCGTGCCGGACCTGAAGAACACGTTCGAATGGGGCGACGAGCAGACGCCGGACTATCCGCCGTTCCAGCTCGTCGAAGATGTGCTCGCGTATCTCGGCAACACGTATCCCGAGGCGGCGGCGTTCGAGGCCGACGTGCGCGCGGCGATGGACGAACCGTTCGGCACGGCGTTCTATGCCCGGTACTTCTTCTGGGCGAATCCCTACGCCATGCAGGCCGACTGGCATCCGTTCGTCGGGCTCTCGCACTTTTCGCCCGGCGTCGGCCAGCTCACGGCGCGCACCGGCTGGACCGCCGAGGATGCGGGCCTCTGGTCCTGGTGCCCGAGCTACAACAAAGGCGAGCTCGATCACGGCTACTACGTCTTCGGGGATTTCCGCGTGTGGAATCGCGGCGTGTGGACGCGCGATCATCCGCTCGGCTACTCGGACGATGTGCGCCTGGCGAATCACGTCATTTTGAAAGGCATGGGATCGTCGGTGGAAGTCGGGCTGATGACCGGCACGGCGGTCGCACCCGGCCAGTACGCGTACACCGCTGGCGCGAACGGCGGCTCGTCCGTGTTTCCGGGGTTCTACGATCCGCCCGAGACGTTCATCCACGAGCGCGCGCGCAAGGTGCTCTGGCTGATGCAGCGGAACGTGCTCGTCATCCTCGACCGCATTCACGTCGAGGATCCGACCGTCCTCCCGAAGTACGGCCGCTACTACGCCGCCGACAAGAAAAAAATGGACGGCGCGGTGCTCATCGATACGCTCTGGCATTCCAACGACGAGCCGGAGATCGTCGACGGGCAGATTCGCGCCGCGGACCTCGTGCGCCCGCTCTATCCGTGCACGCTCGAGAAAGTGAATCAGGCCGACATCGTCTACACCGGCTGGCCGCACGACTCCGAGCGCCACTGGCATACGCGCGTCATCGCGGACGCGGGTCCGGGCTTCCATGTCCTTGCCACGGTGATCGGGGACGTGACGGCGACGGCCGAGCTGCTCGGCGATCTGCATCGCGTGCGCGTGACGCAGGCCGGGCATCCCGATCTGGTCGTCTACTCGAGCGCGGTCGCCGGCCCGAAACTCGTGACGTCGAAGAACGGCACGGTGAGCGTGCACGACCCGACGAATATCGACGCGATTGTCCAGGCGCAAACGATCGTGAATCCGCCGCCCGAGCTGCCCGACTGTGACGTGTTCGTCCTCCAACCGGACGGTCTGGAGTTCGTGCCGGCCAGCGGGACGACGCCGCCCGAGCCGCCGGATATTCTCCCGGCGCATTGGGCGATCACGGAACAGACCCGCACGCGGATCGTGCTCGAGCTGGCGCGGTATACCCGCCGCCCCCGTCGATGAAAGTGCGCGCGCGGCTGCTCGTGAAACGCTTCGCCCCCACGATGGGCACGAGCGGCCCGCGCCGCGTCTCGGTCGCGTACTACGGCTATCAGCTCGACGAGGTGCTCGCCGCCGCGCGGGCGCTCAAACCCGAGTATCGGGTGGGTCTGTGGATTGAGGCCCGGGGCTGTCCGGCGGCGCGAGAGAAGGCTGGATTAGCGCCAATTTAAGACATTCTGAAGTTTGGGGAGGGGGAAGGGGTAGGGGAAGGGGTGAAAAACCGTTAAACGGCCGTTTAGGGGTGTGGAAATGGCAAATTTTGGGGTTGTTAGAAGGGTAAAACGCGGGGAGGGTTGAAGACCCGCTGAGGACCCGTTGGAGAGGACACAGGCGCAAGGCTGAACCGGGCCTCGGGCGGGGTCCAGCGCCGCAGCAGCCGCACCCGCTCACAGGCGCGGGCGTGGCCTTCGAGCGCGGCCTCGCGCGAGCTGTACCGCTCCTGATACTGGTCGAGCGGCCCGCCGAGAATCATCGTCTCCCAGAGATGCGGCGGGCCGTCGCCGAAGTTGTGGTCGAGGCCGAGAAAGACGGTCGACACCAGGATCTCGGGCTCTTCGGGTGATCGGCGTTCGTTCTTGTCGTGCGCGATGATCCGGGACCGGTCGCGCGAGGCCTGTTCGAACCAGCGCGCCCACACGAGGATGTCGTCCGTCGGCTCCGGTTCGCCGGCCGCGTTGAGAATCCAGTGCCCGCGTGTCAGGAGACACCCTCCGATGGAGGGACGGACACAAAGATCCCGGCGTACGGGTCGTGCATGCCTTGCCCGTGCTCCAGGTGGCGCAAGTCCACCGGCGGCGGCGGCGGCGTTTCGAAAATCGCCAGCGGGCCACGCACGACATACGGGCGCAGTTTCAACACGCGCATCTCCCGCGTGCCGATGTGCAGCATGAGGGCATCCTTCTTCGTCGCGGTGCCCGTCGCTTCGTCGATCGTGTGCGAGAACGCGTCGAACGCGATGAAAAAGCCGAAGACCGGATGTGTCTGCGCCAGCAGTTTGAGAATCGACACGCGGTCCGCGCGCGTCGGCGGCACGACCGTAATCAACGCGCCATCGGTCAGCAAGACGCTGATAAAAATCGCCAACTGTTTGCGCGGCTTCCGTTCGCGCATGCGGACGAGTGACGCGAGTCCTTGATCCGCCAACGTGACGAGCGAGGCCTCGGTGACCGGATACCGGCTCGCGTCCGTGGCCATCGGAAACGTGAGCCCTGGGCGCGGCGTCTCGGATGGCGGCGGTTGGCTGGACAGGTACTGACGAAAGGCCAGCACCTCGTCAGCCGACCAGTCCGCCAGCGGCTTGTTCAGTTGGATTTCATAGGCGGCAGAAAAATCCCGGACGCGCACGTGCTCGATCAAGGCTTTGCGATACGCCGCGGCATCCTCACGGGGTTGACGGGCGCGGAACCCGTAGGTCAGCGCGCCCGCAAATAACGCGGCGTCCTCAGTCATGTCCTCGGGCCCTCGCGCGATAGGCGATCAATCACGGCTTCGATCAACCGGATGTCGCGCTCTTTTTTGTTCAGGTCCTTCGCTGCGTCGGGGCCGTCCTCGACGGGGACGTATAAGCGCGTGTAGTACAGGCCGCGCTTCAGCGCCTTGAGCGCCTCGGCATCGGGCGTCATAGCAGCCCGCCGGGTCGGGGCGCCTGGCGCGGGCGCGGATACTCGCGAACGAGTTTGCCGTCGAGCGTGATGCCCATCTCGGTGCGGGGCGCGGCCGACTGTTTGAAGAAGAACGCCACGCCCGCCGCCTTGCAGCGCCGACGCAGCGCGCGCGGCCATGCGAGATCCATCGGCCGATAGTTCCCGCCGGATTCCCCGCCACAGATGACCCAATCGATGCCGCGCAAGTCGGTCGTCTCGAGCGGCCCGAGCGCGGGCTCGTAGGAGATAAAGCGCACGACCGCCGGGATCGCGCGCAGCGTCTCGGCGCGCGCCCGATACGCATCGGTCTCGATCGAGGTGCCGAGCCAGACATTCGGCCACCCGTCCGGGCCCCACGTGTCGGGCAAACAGTCCGCGATCCGTTCGGGCCGTTTGGTCAGCAGTTGCCAGTCGAGGGCGGGCGTTGCCGCAATCAAGGGCCACAGCTTCGCGCGCTCGGCGGCAATGGTCGGATGATCCTCGAAGATGTCGCACATCGAGGACGAGAACACTTTGTGCCGGCGCCCCTCGCGCAGCGCGGCGCGATGCCACCGCTCCGGGTCCCGCCAATGATTGGCGCTAAATGTTTTCCGGGCCGACTGGCCCCACACGTCGAGGCCGAGCCGATGGGTAAAGGCCTCGGCGTAACAATGCGTGCAGCCGGGCGACACCTTCGTGCAGCCCCACGCAATGTTGAACGTGTGATCGGTCCACGCGATGATGGTGGATTCGCTCATCGTTCCGCCGGTTTCTTCCAGCGCCAGCCGTGCTCGCCGCAGCTCTTGTCGAGTTTCGTGTCCACGTGTCCGCCTTTCACGGGTTCGCCGCAATGCTTGCACACCCGCCCAGGGCGTCCGGCAAATTTCGCATTCTTCTTCCGCGCCTGTCGCTGCGCGGGCGTGTTCGCCAAGCCGCCGAGCCGTCCGAGTGCCACCGCCTGTTTGTTTTTCTCGACCTTTTCTACCACTGCCGGTTTGTTTTTCATGGGGTCATTATATCGAATCTGGAAATTAAAGCGCTTAGAAAAGAGGCGACCGCCCTCGCGCGAGCGGTCGCCGAGGGAGCCTACGCCGCCGACGATTTCGCCGCCGCTTTCTTTGCGGCCGGTGCCATACCGGCGATGGGCATGAGGACATAGCGCAGGCCGTCGATGGTGTCGAGGACCAGCGGGTCCTGCGAGTGCGCCTGGCGGTCGTAGCCGAGCCGGCCGCCGCGCCCGCACCCGTCGAGCAGCCAGCGGAGGTTGCACGTGAACGCCCCGGCCGCGAGCTGGCCCGTCACCGGGACGACCTCCGGCGGGACGCCGTCGGCGAGCAGGGTCGCGTGCTTCTGCTTGCGGTCGATCGTGATCGTGACCGTCGCCGTCTTCCGCGTCGGCATGTGCGCGACCTTCGCGAGTCGCCGCAACGCCAGCTCGAGTTCCGCGGTGAGCTCGAGGCCGAAGGCCGGGGGCGTGGCTTTCGTGATCGCCCGCCCGACGGACGGCGCGGTCTTCTCACCCTTGCGGGTCAGGGCGCGCATGCCATCGGTCGCGATCACGATCCAGCCCGCGCCCATGTCCTTGCCCACGAACGCGGCGCAGCGATCTAACTCCTGCGGGCGGGTGCTGAGACGAATGGCCTCGCTCACCCGCGCGATATACGCGGCCTCGTCGAGATCCACCCGCGGCTTCCCACCTGGTGGTGACGACACGCGCGGCTTTGTGGCCGCCGGTGCGCCGCCGAGTTTGCGGAGCGCGAGATTCCGCTGGCGGGTTTCCCAGGCCTTGTGCCCGGCGGCGACCCAATCGACCGCCGCGCGGCCGGACGTCGGTGGAACCGGCGGTGGCGTGACGGGCGCCGGCGGCACCCCGGCGCCGTGGACCGCCTTCGCCACGTCGGACGCTTTGCTCACGTCCGGTGTCGGCGCTGGTGCGGCCGGAAACCGTTTGAAGCCCATCGCGACCGCGCGCCGGTCGGACTGAGACATCTTCGCGGTCGGCTGTGCCTTGCGCGCCTGTTTCACTTTCTTCTGGACCGCCTTCGCGGCCTTCTTCTTCTTCATGACTGCATCTCCCGTGGCGGGTGGTGATGCCGGATGCCGCCGCCACGAGAGCGGCATCCGGATTTTCGGGAACTAGCCCAACAACGGGGCCGCGATCTCGGCCTCCTTGGCCTCGGCGACGGCGTAGGCCTCCAGCACGAGATCGCGCACTTTCTCGGAGGCGGCCGCGTCGGTCAGGGGCCGCAGCAGCGCGAAGCTGCGGCGTTCCCCGTTCACGCTGTACTGCCGGGCCGGAAATGTGACGTTGCGCCCGGCGGCCGTCAGTCGTCCATCGACGGTGCGCCGTTCCCAGATGGCGAAGCCGACCAGCTTCATGCCCGCCAACGGGCCCTCGGTGAAATGCAGCTCGGCCTCGGCCAATTTGCCGGGCGGGGTGGTGGTCTTGACGAGTTTCACGATCATTCGCTCTCTCCTGTTCCTGTTGACTTGCCGGGTTTGTCCTCGACCTCGTGTGGCTGCCGCGCCTCCAGGGCGCGGGTGAGCCGTTCCAACCGTTCGTTCAAAAGCTCGAGTTGCGCGATGAGCTTCGGCAGCGTGCCTTGGTAAAACACCTGCCCCATCCGTGTTTCAAAAAACCGTGGTCCGTCGTTCATTCCTCCTCCGATAGTCGTGGCCGGTTGTACGTCGCCGTCGGGTTCGCGATCCGGTCGACGAGGTCCCATGCCGCCTCCTGCGGCACCCCTCTGGCGTGCAGGACATCGCTCACCGTGATGTACGCGGCCTCGAAGCGATCCGCGTCGTCGGCGCCGATGTCGTCGGAGACGAGCACCGCGACGGCCTCGAGCGGCAAATCGAGCAGTTCCGCGATCCGTGTTGGGGTGCGGGCCGTAATGGCTTCCTGCGCCGCGAAAGCAATTTCGAGCATGTGCGTTTCGTCCTCTCGGTCCATCTCTCCCTCCCTCCGTTGTCGTCGTCGGTGATGTAGTAAGTATGTATCTGAGCGGTCTAATATACCAAAGATATTATGCACGCCGGCGTCAGAGCAATTCGCGCGTCGAGTATTTCCTGCAGACCATTCCAGTCAATTCCATGGACGGGCGCCGACAGGTCGGACAGAGCGGCACGCGGCGAATGAGGTCGCCCGGTTTGCCCGCGCCCGCTTTGCCGTTGGTCCACACGACCGTCTGACACGTGCGGCATTGCCATTCGTGTTGGGTTGTCATTCGTGGTCCCCCGCGAAGTGATCGAAGATGCCGTGTCGATAGGTGCCCGACGGCGTGCGCTGCTGATAGGTGATGACGACCCGCCGGCCGATGAAGGTGGACGGAGCCGCCGTGATCTGGCGGAGCAAGGCATTGCCCAAGGTCTTCACCGTGGTGACGGTGCCCTCGGCGTCGCGGAGCTGCAGCGCGGAATACGGCCCGGTCTTCCCCGCCTCGAAGCCGATCAGCGTGAGCACAGCCGACAGCGATTGCTTGACCTTCAACCAATCGCCCGCGCGCTTCCCCGGCGCATACACGCTGTTGACGTGCTTCAGGATCGCGCCCTCGCCGCCGCGCGCCCAGATGGCCTGGACCCGCGCCCACGTGGGCGGGTGGGATTCGACGGTGCTGACGGCGGCCTGGTCCGCAGGCAAGCGCCGCAGCGTGTCGAGCAGCGCGCGCCGCCGGGCGCTGTACGTGTTCGCCATCAGGGAGCGCCCGTCCTGCTCGAGCAGATCGAAGATGACGAGCACGGTCTGCGCGCCGAGCTCCACCACGTTCCAGGCATGGCCGCCCGGCGCGACGAGCTCGCCGTCATACACGCCGGGGCCGAGCCAGCGCAGCGCCTCGACGATGGCGGGCCGCAGCTCGCGGCGCAGGGCCACGTCGCCCGCGCGCGGACGGGAGAACGCCTCAATGCCCTCGCGCGTGATGCGAACGGTCACGCGATGCCCGTCCAGCTTTTCCTCGAGCACCCAGCCCTGCGCGAACTGCTTGTCGAACGCCGCGCCGGTGACGGGGGTGGTCATGGCCGACGCCAACATCGGCGCGGGTGTGCGCGCGCCGCCGGGCACCGCACGCCGGTCGCCGTTGCCGCGCGCGGGCTCCACCGCCACCGTGTTGAGTGCCGCTGTATTCGCCAACGAGTCGGCCCGCAGCCTCGGATTCTTCGCCACCAGATCCGCGGCCACTTCGTCTGCCGGTGCCGTAGACCGCCCGGCGCCCGCCGCGACCAGGAACATGAATTCGCCGCGCGCGTGCAGCGTCCCGCCCAGGTTCGCCGCCACGCGCTTCGTGTGCGTACACTCCCGCGGCTTGTCGCCTTTCCGCATCGTCCAGCCGCGACAGTTACAGAGCAGCTTGCCGTCGTCCGCGAGTTTCGTGGTGTAGGTGCCGTTGCCCGAGGACGACGGGTAGGTCCATTGCTGCATGGTCACATCGCCTCGACTTTCGGGGCGTAGGCCGCCCACCCCTGCGCGCAGCGCTCGGCGAAGGGCCTCGTGATGTTGTCGGCATGGACGATGCGCGTCCGCGTGCCGTTCTTGTGGCACTCGACGCACTGGCCGCTCGTGCAGCACAGGCGCGTCACCTGCCAAATCCTCGCGTTCTCTCCGTTCTTCGTTGTCATCGCGTGTCTCCTTTTGTCACCCTACAAACCGATCCTTGAAAACCTGGACCCAATAGCGATACTCCCCAAACCGATTCACCATGAGTCGTTCAAACCTGCGCTCCAGCCTCAAAAACCACCGCTTCCGATTGACCGATTGCCGTTCATCCATACCGCCCTCCGATACACAGTGCCGCGTGTGTGTGTGATGTAGTAAGTATGTATCGGAGCGGTCTAATAAATCTACTAAATTAGAGGGTGAGGGTTTACCCCTCACCCTCGCACCGTTACGCCCGCATGCCGCCGTTGCGCGCCGCCACGTCCATCAGCGCGAGCGTCAGGTCGCGGCTCGTGAAGCCCTCGGCTTCCGCCTGGCGCATGGGCTCGGCCGGAAACATGCCGAACCGCACGCCGAACCGTTCGTTCTCGCTGAAGGCCTGCCAGAGCTCGAGCGCCTTGGCGGTCACGTCTTCCCGGGTTTTCCGTGTCATGACTTCTCCTTGTGTGGTGTGCGCCGACGCTGCTGTTCGTCGGTGAGCATCCGTCTGGTGATCGGGCCGGTGTCGTGGCTGATCCGCGCGAGTTCGCGCTCGAGCTCGGCGTCGGTGAGGCACTCTGGCCAGAGCAGGCCAGCGGCACGCAGTGCGGCGGCGGTCATATCCGCCATCGTTTTCATGCCGACTTCCGCTTCTTGCCCGACGGCATCGTCAACACCTTCGCCGTCTTCAGCGAGGCCGCGAGCGCGTCGAGCAGTGAGGCCACCTTCTTCGGCGCCGGCGTCGCCGCGAGCGGCGCCAACGTCTCTCCGGCGGCGAGCTGCGCCTTCTCGATCACGAGCGCCTGCATCGCCGCCGCATACCGATCCGTCGTATCCGCGAGGTCGATGTCCCCTGCCATGGCGTCGAACAACTGCTTGGCGAGCGCCACCATTTGCGGATTCGGGGTCGGCAGCGGGACGCGGTCGGGGAGCGCTTTCATGGCCGACCCCGGCCGGAGCACGTGCAGGATCATCCCGGCGCCGTGGACCACGATGGCCACCTGGCGCTCGCGGTTGTTCATCACGAGCGAGCCAATCGCGACCCGGCCTTTCAACGCTTCCACCAACGTCGCTTCGGCCTCCGCCGCCGCCGCCGTCCCGTCGCTGACCAAGTAGCAGGTTTCGTTGACCATCAACGGTTCCAACTTCGACGCGGCGGCGACCACCGTCACGCGAATCGTTTTCGTGGACTCGACCTTGACGTTCTCCAACTCGGTGTCGGACAGCTCCACGAACTTCGACTTGCCCGTCATCGCCGGTTGCGCCAGCAGATCGGCGGGCACGTCGTAGCCCTTCATGAGTTCCTGTTCGGGAATTTCCTTGTTGCAGTGCTCGCACCATTTGCGCGTCGCCGATTGCGTCTGACACGTCCGATGGACGCCGTGCCCGACCGGCGTCTGGCTCTTCTTGTCCGCGGTCGCATACAGATGCACCGGGACCGACACGAGGCCAATCGACAGCAGGCCGCGCCAGCGCGGTTTCGAGGCGGCTTTCATCGGCCACCTCCCGTCGCGTGAAAGTCATGTGCGAACAGCTCGTCGATTTCGAAGTCGCGATGACACTTGCCGCATCGCACGGCCGGCGCCGGCGGGACCGGCGTCGGGCTCAACTCCTCGGCGGCGATCGCGTCCATCGCGCGCGCGGGGATTCGGTTCTTCTGCCCGCAGCCCGGGCACACTCTGATCTGATCCATCTCTGTCTCTCCTTGTCCGTGTGTGAACGTCGCCTCGTTTACGAATGCCATCGGATTCCCCCCGCAAAGGTCTCGACGGGATCGATGCGCAGCGCGGGAGGCGCGGGCGGTGGCGCCGGTACGAGATACGTACCGGCGCCCGCCGCCAGAATCCGCGCTGCGGTGGTCTTGATCGGTGCCCATGACGTGGGCAGCGTGCCCGCGCAGGGTTGCGTGACGTAGTGCTGCAGATAGGCGCGGCTGCCGCCGCCGTCTCCGACGCCGAGCGTGTCGGTCACGAGCAGCGCGACGGCCTCCGCCTCGAATTCGACAATCGGCATCGCGGCCTGCGCGCGCAGCCAGTCCTCGATGCTGCGCATGTCGAACGGGTGCTGGAACAGGACGTGCGCCAGCTCGTGCGCCACGACGCGCACCTTGTGTCGCACGCGCGGATTCAGGGCGATCCCCTTCGGCGTGGCGTAGCCGCCGGTGCTCGGCCCGACCAGCGCGGGCGCGAAGGGGAGCAGCGGCACCCCCAAGCGGTCGCACGCCGTGCGCGCGTTCCAGCTCGCGGTGCCCCACTCGCGCCAGTCGATCACGTCGTCGATGGCGGCCCCGGTCCACGGGTTGTCGTCGTGGGTGCCTGGCCGACGCAACGCATCGGCCAGGAGCTCGTCCCAATGGTCGGTGCGGTGCGTCATCGCAGCTCCACCGGGACGGCTTCGACGCTGCGCGATCCCTGCGGCCGATGCGGGAGGCCCCAATGTTTCGCGCAGACCGGGCCAAAGCGCGGAATCGCGCGGCCGGGATTCCGCCCAACAACCGGCCGAGGGCCAGTGCGCCCTTCACCCCGCCATCCACCCCGAGGCCCACGGTCACGGTCACCCCGAAGGGCCCGGCCTTCGCCACGCCGCTCCTCACGGCGCGCGATCAGCGCCTCGTGGTCGTCGCGGCCCTCACCGATCTCGTGGCCCTGCGCCGCGCGGAGAAGACGCTCGGCGACGACGGCATCAAGGCCTTCGACCAGTTCAAGAAATTGCTCGTGATGGGGCTGGCGACCTGCTCGACACCGGAAGCGCAAACCGAAGCCGACAGCGCGTTGCGCATGGCGGCGATCACCTTAGTCAAATTGTCTTTCTGAAAAAGAGGAACCGAAAATGTCCAACGCACTCGTCAAGACTCCCGCGCAGGCCGCACTCGACAAGCTCACATCGGCGGCGTCAAAAAATTCGCTCGACGACTTGGTCAAGGCGCGCACCCGCCGGTCGATGTTGTTGCTCGATGTCTCCGGCTCGATGAACAACCTGCTCATTAGCGGGGGCACCAAGATCGATTCGCTCCGCTCGGTCGTGACGGCCTTGCAGGAGCAACATCCGGTGCCGGTCGCCGCGTTCGGCGGCGAGCTGTGCGCCATCGTCGATGCGGGCGCCATCCCGACACCACGCGGCGGGACCCCGCTGCACAAGGGGATCGACTTCTGCCGCCAGCAGGGCGCCACGCATCTCGTGCTGGTGAGCGACGGCATTGCCGATAGCCAGTCCCGGGCGTTCGAGGCGGCGAAATATTTCCGCGGGCCGATCGACGTCTTCTACATCGGCAACGGCGACGACCACGGCGCCGCGTTCGCGCGGGAGCTGGCCGAGCTCACCGGCGGCACCGTCAACCTGACGGACCTGGGCGGCGAACCGAAACTGCTCGCCAACAAGATCGCCGGGTATCTCGGCGAGGGCAGCGCGCTATGAACGTGTCCTTCCCCACGTTGCGCGCGGCCTGCACGGCCCACACGGTCGACACCGCGCGCGGCCTCGTGGCCGGGTATCTGGTCCGCTGCACGACCTCCCGCCGGGACCTGGGCTACATCTGGCCGGCGGGCGCGAGCTGGCGCTGGAAAACGCCAAACGGCCTCAGCTTCGGCGAGCGGTCCACGGCCTCGCGGGCGGTGGAAACGCTGCGCGACATTTCCGACCTGCAGGACACACCCACAGGGCAGGGGCCGGCGCCGATGCCGGCCTCGCCTCGCCCCTTGTTCGACGGGAACGACCCCTACATTCGGCCGATCAAGCCGGAGGCGCCGACGGTCACCCGACCGCGGCGCCCCGAACCGGAACCTCACCACCCTGAACCGCGCGTGGCCCCGGATTCGAAGCCGGACCCGCGCATGGTCGCAAATCTGACCGCTGGAATTCTGGCGGCTTTCAAACGGAGAGCGGAATGAGATCGATGTTGAGTAAGTTCCCCGGCCGGTGCGCCCAATGCGGGCAGCGCTTTGCCGCGGGCACCCCCATCTTGTGGGACCCCCAAACACGCGGCGCGCAGCACGCGTCCGCGACGGCCTGTAACACCGCGCATGCCGACGCGGCCGCGCGGGCCATGAGCGCGGCGTATTCCTGCGCGGCGTTGGCCGGGTCCGACGCGATGTGGAGCAGATGCTGTTGCAGGAGGATGTCCTGCTCGAGCGCCCCGACCACGGTGCCATCGGGCAGCACGCCGCCGAGGTAGGCGGCGGCCTTAAACGCGGCCGCCGAACGTTGCTGTGGGGTCATCATCTCCGGAGCACCTGACCTTTGCTTTTGGCGGCCCGTTCATTCGGTGCCGCTGTACGCGGCCCGCTCATCGGTGCCGCGTGTGTGTGATGTATTAAGTATGTAATTGGAGCGGTCTAATTGTCACCTTAAATTAGACTGAGAGACCAATATTTTTTGGAGGGGTTTGGAGGGCCAGTTGTCGGGTTTGACGGGGCGAGCTGGGGGGAGCTGGGACTCGGGGGCACGGGGCGCCTGGTTAACGGGAGCGCTCCTGGTTCGAATAGAATCTGAGCGGGCGTGGCCGCGCTCCGGCTCGGGACGGCCTTCCGGTTGGACTGCGGGTCGCCACAGCTCAGAACGCCAACCGGAACACCGTCGCTCAGTGGTAGCGGGGGTGCCCGAGGTTCACCCGTCCGTGCCGCAGTTGGCGCCCGGCGATCACCAGCCCTTGGGGCGAAACCGACGCGGCGCGCGTCGCGGCGAAAGCGTGCGCAATCCCGAACGATTTGCCCTCGTTAACATAATCGCCCTTCTACGATCCAACTTCGCCGCCGCTTCGCTTTCGGACCGCTCCGCGCGGTGTAGACTTGCCACAACGACATCGGTTGTCGGTGTGCCATTCAGCGGAGGGAACGATGGATCGACGCGACGCCCTCAAGGCCTTCCTCGGCGTGCCGCTGATCACGCAGATGGCCGCGATCGCACCCGAGCGGGTGACGCCGCGCACCGTGATCGTGATCGAATGTCCGGGCCTGCTGTCGGATGCGCAGGTGAGCAACATCAAAGCGCTGACCCATGTGGTGTGGCCGGACCAGAAAGTCGTCGTGCTGACCGAGGGCATGACGTTGCGCCTGGTCGACGCATGAGCTCGCAGCCCACTCCCCCACCGACGACCGACCGCCAGCCGCTCGACGCTCGAGCACACCTCGGCGATGGCGAGAGCGCGGCGCGCGAAGCCGGCGACCTGGTTGCCCTCCACGTCGAGGACCTCGAGACGTCAGGCCCGCGCGCGATCAATGTGCGTACGCGCGGCCCGCGTGCGCGGAATGTGGAGACGACCGGATGACTCGCATTCGCGTGAACGAAGCCAGTACGCAGACGGTCGAATTCGACATCCTCGATGAAAACGATGCCGGGGTGCCCGCGGCGTCGCTGACCAGCGCCACGCTGACGCTCTACGACATGGACATGGCCGATCTGGCGAGCTCGCCGCGCACCGGCATTCTCAACGCCCGCGACGCCCAGGATGTGCTGAACACGAACGACGTCGCCATCAACGCCAGCGGCCACGTCGTGTGGACGATGCAGGCCCTCGACAACGTGATCGTCACCGCCCGCCGGCAGCTCGAGCGGCATCGGGCGGCGTTCGACTTCGTGTGGCCGACCGGCGCCTTTCGGTTCGATGTGGAGATCGAAGTTGTCAACATGCGCCACGCCTAACGGGAACGCGGGACAAATTGTCCCGGCCAGGACAAATTCACAGACCGGGACAAATTCCGCATGCGGCTCGCGCTTTTCATTCTCGTGCTCGTCACCGCGAGCTGTGTCCCGCGGCCCTGGAACCTCCGCACCTTCCCCCGCTGTGCCGATGGGCTGCCGGTGGAGATCCTGATCGATCCCGCCTGCCCGCCCGATGGGGTGTGCGGCTACTCGTGCCTGCCCGGCCGCTGGGCCGGACTGATCGAGGCCGTCAACGGCCGTGACGTGTTGGGGCCCCGGGCCGCTGCTGGGGGGTGCTCCGGCGTGGTGGGCGACGTGCGCCGGTGCCCGGGGTTGCTCGGGACCCCAACAGGTCAATGACCGAAGCGCATAGCGCCATCGTGATTCTCGTCGTCTCGTTCGGCGTGGTCCTCTGGGCGATCTGGACCACGCGATGGGGCCAGAAGTGAAGACGGACTATCAGGAAAAGCAATCGTGGCCGCGCGACCTCGGGCCGATCATGCGCGAGATCCTCATGCGCGAGAGTCAACCGAGTCAACGGAGTCAACCGAGTCAACCGACTCGACAGTCAACCGAGTCAACGGAGTCAACGGAGTCAACGGAGTCAACCGAGTCAACCGAGTCAACCGAGTCAACCGACTCGACGAGGGAGTCCACCCATGCTCACGATTAGCCTCATCCTGCAGATCCTTGCGTTGATCGCGTTCGTGGCGGCGGCGGTGGGCGTGTCGGCGCGCGTGAACCTCGTGGCCCTGGGGCTCGCGTTGTGGCTCTTCGCCATCATCCTGTCGGGCGTGGGTGTGAGGTGAAATGCCAGCGGCGCCCGTCGTCCTGTGCGGCGGCTGTGGCCGTCTCACGAAGAGCGGCACCGCGTGTCCGAGCTGTGCGGAGGAACTCTCCCACCATCGCGGATCGGCCGCGTCGCGTGGGTACGATCGCATCTGGCGCAACTTCCGTCGGCGATTCATTGAGCAGCTCGTCGAGCACGGCCTCGTGCCGCGCTGCGGCGCCACGCTCCCGACGGGCCCGCGCACCGCGGACAGTGCCTGTCTGCAAGCGGGGCTCTATGTGCTGGACCATCTGCACCTCGACCACGAACCACCGCTCACGAAGGCCGAGCGCGACTTCCCCGACATCGTCTGCGACGGCAACCGGATCCAGCTACTCTGCCGGACGTGCCACGCCCGCAAGACCGAGCGCCAAACCGGCCGCAAGGCCCGGCGCCGCAACAGCCAAGCCGCAAGTTCCCAGGCGGCCGCAAGGTTCCAGCCGGCCGCAAGTTCCCTGGCCAGCCGCAAG